GACCCGGACCCGGACCCGTACCCGTCCCCGGACCCGTCCCCGGACCCGGACCCGTACCCGTACCCGTACCCGTACCCGGACCCGGACCCGTCCCCGTCCATCTTCACTCCGCCCACGGCTTAACAGCCTCGATCTTCTGGCGCGCAACATCCGAACACGGCAGGATTTCACAGACGCCCAGCACGATGATGCTTGGCACCGCTGCCGGGAACTTGCAGGCATTTGGTTTACCGGGGCCGTCTTGCGACAACTGAGAAAGCGTCGCCGCGCCGCTCCAGTACCAGATGCGACGGGCATTCTTGAGTTCGACTTCCGACCCGTCACGACGGACCAACTCGCCGGCATGGACGCCGGAGTCTCGACTGCGGATGATGACGTAGCTCATTTCGTGTCTCCTGGTTGTGGTGAGTAGGTCAGCGCAGCGCCGGGTCGTCCGGCCGTGGTCGCATCAGCATCGGCAGAGGTAGTGCCGTGATAGCTGCGCTCCGCCGCGCGCGGCACGGCTGCGCTGGTGTTTATTTGCGTCGCTTCCTCAGCGGGTCAGGCATGCCGGCTGCGATTTCAATGCGGCACACTTTTGAGCGGCCGACGAACCGTCGGCTATCTGCTAGCGCATCCGAGCGCGTCTCGTAGTACTCGGGCCAGATTTCCGACGGCCACAGCACGCACCATCTGACCCACGTATGCTCAGCCTTGCTGCGCTTGCGCTGGTCGGCGGTGCTGGCGCGCTTTGTGCTGCCGCATAGCGGATTGTCGGCAGTAATGCGACTATCTTTTGGATTGCGCGTGTTCATCCCTTTGTTCCCTTCGGATCGCCGCCATAGCTGCGCCGACTCGACGGGCCCTTGCCGATGGTGCCGTCCTTGCGGTGGATGATCAGTTCGGAGTGCTGGCCGAGTTCGTCATTGAATCTGCCGAGCCAGTACGCCGTTTTCGATACCAGCGGGTAGCGATTGAGCGAGTACTCGATAGCCGCGCCACCCACCTTGCAGACCCACAACCTGCGCGCCTTGTCGAACGTGACGTGGTACTCGTACCGCTTGGGCTTCGGGGTGCGTTTGGTGCTCATACACACTTCCCAGTCTTGAGGTTCCCAGTGATCACGATGCGCGACGAAATATAATTTGCCTGGCCGCAAAAGTTTCCAACGTAGTACTTTGCACCCGCTGGAATGAGGCATTGTACTATGTGTGTGTCAGGCAGTTGCCGGCTATATGTTTCTGCGTCTGCTTTTGTGGCGAAGCTGTGATACCCGTTGTGTCCTTCCCATCCCCATTCGCAATTTCTGATGCGAATTTTGGTACTGGGATTACGTTTGCCGTCGAAGTACTGGAAATATTGACTAGCTGATTTCCAATAATTGTTATATGCAATGCGATACATTACCTTGTAGCAGATGACACCGCCTTTGGGAGCGATGCGTTGTACTGGTAGCATTGGTCCGAATTCGATGCACATGGTTATACGATTCTGTCGATTAGTTGTTGGGCTAACGACTCACATTCGTTGACACAAAACTCGAGGGTGCGAATTTCTCCGCTGCCGTGCGACAAATACACACGTGCAATAGAGTCGTTACGTATAAACGTAGGATCAGGTGCATCGCCTGCATGTGCGCAGTCGAAGCCGAACCACCAAAGGTTTTCGGACAGTACGGGATAGTTACTGCTACCACGTGAGTAGGTGATCGAACCGTGCACGTTGAATACGATATCTGGAGCGGTTGCGCGTTCTTCGTCGCCTGCAGCGCAGACGATGGCCAAGATTCCACGCTTTCCAGCAGCTTCTTCAAATGGCGCTCTGAGGTGCTTGTTCGGTTTGCTGTAGTCGGCGCCGTATAGTGGGTGAGTTGGTGGGATACCTACGTATCCACAACGATGACCCATATCAGTCACGATTACTACAGCACGGAATCCTGCTTTGGTAATCCAGTCAGCTTCAATGATATGACTCATGGATGGCGCCACCATGCCCGAGAGAGTGTTTGAGTCATCAACGACACTCTTCTACGCGTTGCTTCCCAGCACGGCGACGGAACCTACCGTCGCCGTGCCACGCTCCTCGTTACGCCGCGGCCTGGCGCAACTTCTCCAGGCGTGCAGCCTTCCGCTTCGCGATCTCGGCATCGAGCTTCAGGTTCCGTTCGAGCTTCTTCCTCTCGAACTTCGCCTGCTGGATCTCGAGGGCCTCGTGCAGGTTGGTGACCGGGCGGAACTTCGTGGTGCCCGCCTCGTCGATGGTGACGTCGAAGAGGTACGGGATGCCGGCGCCGTTGGGGGTCTGCAGGTCGATGCTCGGCGCGTACGTGTCGTACAACGCATTGAGATAGACGTTGATCTCCTCCGCTGCGTCGTACACCGCATCCGGCGTCGGCACCGGCTCCGGGTGCACACCGGCCGGCAGCGGGCGGACCTCGTTGCGGTGGTCGAACATCGAAGTGGTCTCATCGCCCGTCATCGGCCGGTTGGCCATGCGCTCCAGGACGCCGATGCGGAACAGCACCTGCTTCTGAACGCTGTTGAGCAGGCTGAAGATCTTCGGTGCGCCGTTCGCGGAGCCGAGGCTCTCGAGGATCATGTCGCATGCCTCGATCAAGTCGCCGTCGACGCTGCTCACGAGGTCGGCGGTCTGCGCCACCTTCATCTTGAACTCGCCGGTGAGGTTCTGGCCGGTGTTCTTCGTGATGTCGTCCAGGGCGGCGGAGAGCACGGTGCGGCCCAGGCGACTGATGCGGTAGCTGGTGTCGCTCTCGGCCGTCGGCGTGTCTTCGGCGACTTCCTGCGGCGTGACGACGGGCTTCGTGGCGACGGCGACGACGCTGGTGGTCGGCTGACGGTAGTTCTTGTTCTTGCTCTTGGACTTGGTCATGTTGATTTTTGCCTTTGGTTGATGTTGTTGGTGCATAGCGCACCGGTAACGGGCGGGATGCCCACAAACGAAGAGCCTAGCGAGCGGAGCGAGCTAGGTCAATTGTCAGTGCGTGTTGGACTGCTGTTCGTCGCGATGGCAGCCACACAGCTTGAAGATGTGACGGATCTGGATCAAGTCGTTTTCTGCTGCTGCGCAGTAGATCTGGTAGAGCTTCTCACGCAGGACGTCGGCTTCGAGTGCGATTTGGTTGAGTTTCCTCGCACACGCTGCGGTGGTCTCAGCTGTCATCGTTACTTCCATCTCTCGAAGCGCATCCTTTATGCGCTCCAAGTACGGCGTGTTTTGGTATGGCATGTTCAGGGTTCCTTGTATGTCAGGCATAGAACTTCGCCTGTGGGTGAATCGAAGATGCAGACTGTTGGGTTGATTTGTAGGATGTAAGGAGCTTCGGTGATGTAGGCAGTTATGCTGTTCGGACTAGCAGCCAGATGCAGTGTCCTGTAGCAGTTGAGGTTTTCGACATCGGGACTTGTTGCGATACAAAGCACGAGTGCGATGTATGGCATGTGTCTACCACTCAGCACTGCACACGAAAATCACAATGGCAGCGCCTGCGACTGTGGGCCAAGAGCCGACGATCGCAGCGCTGATACCGATGAACAGCGCGATTGAGCTGATGTAGCTACGTGCACCAGCGTAGTCTAGATCATGGTCGTCTTTGCGACGTTGATGGTTGGTCATGCTGCTTCTCCTTCGTACTGTGGAATCCACTCGGGGGCTGGCACGATGTCTTCAATGTTCGGTGCCAGGTTTGCGCAGTCCCTGCAGATGTCGCATGGACCGTTCCATTTGAGACTGTGGGGTTGGAAGCCCAGGTTCTGAGGGAAGCGGACGAATTTCCCGCACTCGTTGCAGCGTTCCCACTGCTGGCCGTTTTTGTCGATCACGCCAGACATGATGATCTCCAGGATGAGCGGAATGCTCACACCAGCAGAGCCCCGCGCGCGGAGCGCGAGGGGCCGGAGTTGGATGTTCCACGGAGGGTGGAACGTATACGAAGGGCTTCGTCGAAAGTGGCTACATTGGTCGATTATTGACCAGAAATGTAGCCACTTTGTAGCCAGCAAACATTAAGCGAGTCGTCACGCAGTGTTCACAGAACATTAATGTTTGCTCGAAGATGTAGCCAATGTAGCCAGAATGTAGCCAAAATGTAGCCACCGTTTGTAGCCACTTTGTAGCCACTTTTTGAGGGGTACGAATGCTTACGGATCAACCACTTAGAATTTTATTCTTATTTTTAGGGTTAATTTTGTAAGCAGATTTGGAAAAAGTCGGAGCCTCGGCGAAAATAGCTGAATGAAGTGTTAAATGGTGTGTTTTCTAGGGGGAGGATGAAAAAGTGGCTACAGTGGCTACATTTCTCAAACGTGCGTTTGGATGTGGCCGTGGAACATTGGGGCTGAGACCGTGCCGCACACCGTGAGTTTGGCGCTGTGCGCTGGTTACGGAGTGCTAGGGACTGAGCGCTAGGTGCCAAGCACGAAGTGCCAAGCACGAAGTGCCAAGTGCCAAGCGCGAAGTGCCAGGTGCCAAGCACGAAGTGCCAGGTGCCAAGCACGAAGTGCTAGGTGCCAAGCACGAAGTGCTAGGGACTGAGTGCACAGGGTCCCCGCACTCAGTGCTTCGTCCCGCGCACGAGGAATTAAATCCTGAGGACTGAGCACGTAGTACGAGGCTACAGGGAATTAAATCCTGGGGACTGAGTGCGCAGCTGCGAGGAATTAAATCCTGAGGACTGAGTGCGCAGCTGCGAGGACTGCCTAGCTCCTGGCCACCGCAGCGAAGCCCCCTCGTCCACAGGACGAGGGGCTGAGCGGTCAGATCGCGGCAGGTGCACCCATCAGGGAGAAGATCCACGTGAAGATGTACCAGAACAGCACGAACGAGAACGCGTAGGCGAGCGCGAACACCACGGTGCCAACGATGAGCTCAAGCACGGAGAAGCCTCCTATTGAGCGAAATGCTCAAACGAGCAAAGCCCCGCGCCCAATGGGCGCGGGGCGATGCACTCACCGACCGAGGACGTAGCCCCAGCGACCAGCCTGCAGCTGCACGACGCGGCAGGAGTTGTAGTGGTACATCTTGGCCGCGGCGCAGCCGGCCGCGACGGCTTCGGCCTTCGAGGCGTAGCCCTCGGTCAAGGGCTCCGTGGTGTCGATGACGTTGATGCGCTCGGCGTGTTCGCCGCTCAGCGCGTCGACGCGACGCTTGAGCTCGGCGAGCTCGGCGTTGACGAGCGCGAACTTGCCGTCGATCAGGGACAGAAGCGCAGCGTTGGTGATCTTGGCCATCGTAGTGTCCTCCAGTGAGCGGGATTGCTCAACGCAGCAAAGCCCCTCGCCCAACGGGCGAGGGGCAGATCTTCTATTCCTCTACGAGTCGGAGATATCCCGGCGTTGCCGCATCGCCAGGCTCGTGCACAAAGCGAGGCGCTACCTCGCGTGGCAGCCATATGCTGTCCCAGCCTGGCCGGTCAATGGCCCACGTGTTCTTGAAGCCGAGCGCTTCAAGCGCGGCCTCCGCCGCGCGGCTCGGGCGGAAATAGCCTGGGATGTAGATGTCGCCGTTTGCGTTACGCATGTGTGAACCTCCCGGTGTACCGAACCCAGCGCCAGCGCTCGAGCCGTTCGTAGCCGAAGGCCCAGCGGTAGGCGCGCAGCCACAACGACCAAAGGATCGCAGCGGCCTCAGCCTGGAGAAGACCCATCGTGCTCGTGCCGAGGAACGCCACGATCACCGTGGTGTGCACGACGAGGTCAGCCCAGCCGGCGTAGCCGACAACGCGACGACGTGCTGCGGGCGACACGTGTGCGAGCAGTAGCCAGGCGGAGAAAAAACTCACAAGCGCAGCGATGAGGAACATAGCCACCTCCTATTGAGCGAGATGCTCACAACAACAAAGCCCCACGCGCTAGGCGCGTGGGGCTTGGTGGTCACTCCTTGACCAGGGAATTGACGAGCTTCTCCATCGGGTTGTCACGCTCCGCGATGATCTGGAAAGCACGAGCAGCGATGGCAGCCTGGTCTTCGATCTGCTTGGCCATGCGACGAGCGCGGGCTTCGGCGAGATCCGCCTTGAACTCGGCGGCGAAGCTCTTGGCTTTCGCCGCGCCACGCAGCGTGGCGTCTTCGATCTTGGCGACGAGGTTGGACAGGCGCATGAGAGATCTCCTAGCGAGCGGGATGCTCAACGCAGCAAAGCCCCTAGCCCAACGGGCTAGGGGCAGAAGGGGCTAGTAGTCACCGTATTGCACGATGTGCGTAGCAGCTTCCACGTCGGTGGTGTGTTGCAGCACATCACCTACATACACCGCAAAGAAGCAAGGGCCTTCGGCACCAAGGCGCAGCTCTCTGCGCGCAACCAGGTCCGCAGCCTCTTCCCGTGTAAACACAATAGAGCCGTCACGTACTTGCATAGCATCCTCCAGGTGGGCGGCATGCCCACACATGCAATGCCCCCCGTGCAAGGCACGGGGGGCGGGGGTATGGAGTCCCTTGGAGATTTCGAGAGGGGTGTCGAATCCGAAGTGGGGGGTGGTTGCTTTGGCTCTAGGGGGCAGGGGTGCCATCGCTCGCTACTTAGTACTGCCCCCATAGCTACGAAGTTCTTCGTACTTTGTCACCTGATTTCCCTGCAAAAAAGGCTCCATTTGCTGCCCCTTCCATGCTACATATTTTTGTGTCACGCTCTTCGCGTGACACACCCACGGGAACGAACCATGCGCATCCTCATTGTCGTGCTCACCACGCTGCTGCTCAGCGCCTGCATTACTACTGCGGAGCGCGAGTCTTACAGTGCGCAGATCAAGCTCGCTGCGGACATTGCCGCGGAAGAGAAGGCCGAAGCGCGTGCCACTGCGGCGGAGATGGCCAAAGCATGCAAGAACGACACGTGCAGGGTGGCGGTGTATGCGCTCTACGCTGCCAACGGCGGGAACGACATGCGCGCCCAGCCCGTAGAGCGGATGCCGACGAACGCGGAAGTGTTCTGGCGCGGCATGGCGCAGACGCTGCCGATCGTGGCACCCGCTGCGGTGTCTGCGCTGCAGAGCATGTACAACCGCGATACGACGCTGGGCATGTACAACATGTTCGAGAACATGTACGCGAGTGGCACGAGCGCGGTCTCCAGCACCGCGACTGCGGGTTTCAATGCGCTGTCGACAGTGTCGACGTCCGCAGTCGAGAATGCTGGCACGCACATCGATGCGAGCGGCGGTTCGAACGTCGCGATTGGCGGCTCGACCATCGTCGATGATGTTGGCGCGATCGCGGTCGGGAATTCGCAGGCCAACGGGAACGACGGCGTGAACGTGGACGGCGAGAGCCGGTTCCAGTCGCCTGACTACAACGTGGACGTGAACCTGGACCTGTCGGCCGGCGACTGCGCAGGCTCGGCAACGACAGGGGCAGGCGGCACCGCGTCCTGCGACGCAGGATCCATTCCCATCGTTCCCACCGCCCCGGAGGGCTGAGTCATGCTTGCATGGTTCGTTGTGTTGACTGGCGCCGCGATCTACGGCACCTGGCTCTACCAGCAGGCGCCACAGTTGGACATGACCACGCGGCTGACTACCAGCCTGCTGCTCGGCCTGCTCTGGCCCGTGGTCGCGGCGAACTACGTTGTAGTGGCGCTGCGCGCCGTGCGCGGCGAAGTGGACGATGTCAAACCTGGCGGCACGGACTAAGAAACCGCCATCAACGCGAAGGAGCATACACAGATGAATACTGCTGAGTTCAAGGCGTGGTTCCACGGTTTCACTGAGGGCATGGATGGCCCGCCCAGCAAGAAGCAGTGGGAGCGGATCAAGGAGGTTGTAGCGGCCGTAGACGGTGCAGCGACGCCGTACTGGGTCTACCTGCGCGACTATGGGTATCCGTACTGGCACAGCACTACGTACGGAAGCACGTATACGACGGGGCCGGCAGCGGGCGAGCAGAAGCTCTCTAACGGCACTGCGGCGTTTGGTATTACGTCTGCGGTGCCGTTTGATTCCGAGCGTGCGTTCTACCACGCGGGATCTGCCGAGTTCAAAGTGCCGAAGGAGATCGCATGAACTTCAGCGAAGCGCTGTCTCAGCTCAAGACGGGCGGGTTGCTGCGCCGCCAGGACTGGCCGGCAGGCGAGTATGTGTTCCTCGTCCGTGGTTCGACGTTCGCGGTCAATCGTGCGCCGTTGCTGGGCATCTACGAACCGGGCACGCTGGTCACGTACGGCGATCACATCGACAAGCGGTTCAGTGACGGCGACATCGCGCCGTGGACGCCGAGCCACGGCGATTTGATGAGCGACGATTGGGTACGGGCCACGGCACCAAAGCCGGTAGCCGTGCCTACCGCGTGATCGGATGGCTGTGCAGGCTGCTGGGATGCTGCCCCCAGCAGCCTGATCCTCCGGCTCAGCTCCGGCTGGTCTGGCGAGTACAAGGCAGAACCCACAACACCTACTTCGAGGGCGAAAACATGAGCGGTCGCATCACTACCGAACAGCGCGTATCCATCCAGGTCTTCCCGAAGACCGCCGCGGGGAACCCGGCGCAGATCGACGGACCAGCGGTGTTCACGTCGTCCGACAATCTGGTCGCGACGGTCGAGGCTACTGGCGACACTTCAGCCATGGCTACGGCGCGTGGTCTCGGCGCCACGCAGATCATCGTCGACATCGACGCAGACCTGGGCGAAGGCGTGCGGACTCTGCGGTTCACGGGGGCGCTTGAAGTGGTCGGTGCGGAAGCCGAGACTGCCGAGATCGTGTTCGGCGAACCCGAACTGATTCCCGCAGTCGAGTAAGTCATCGGCCTGGGCCAGCACACGGTGGATAGGCGGAAAACAGGTATGTTGATCCATGTGCAGACCCTGTTGACGGGCCTGGTGGCCGCGGGCGTTGGATTCCTCGGCCTCCAGTTCTGGACCATGTCGCACGCGCAGACACGCGCGGTAGAGTCGCTCGAAGCGCTCAAAAGCGCGGTCGAGCTGCTGCGCACGGACGCGCGGCGCATGGTCACGCGGGAAGAGATCAGCCAGTACGTGTCGACGCTGCGCGAAGCGGACGTCGAGCTCAAGCACCGGATGGATCGGGTCGAAGAGTCGTACTTCGAACGGGCCAACGGAGCACGCAGATGAGCTACGTACTGGCGTTTTACATGACGCTGTCGGCGGTTGGAGTGCTGACGGTCTTGTTCGAGACGTGCGTCGTGTGCATGAAGGCACTCAGGTTCTTCAACGGAGACCGTGAACGTGAAACGCTTGCCGCGCGGCATCCGTAACAACAATCCGGGGAACATTCGGCGGTCGCGCGACCCGTGGCAGGGTCTTGCGCGCGACCAGCCGGACATCGCGTTCTTCACTTTCGCCACCATGCCAGACGGCGTGCGCGCCGCAGCGCGTATTTTCATCACGTACTACGACAAGTACGGGCTCGACACGGTGCGGAAAGTGATCACTCGGTGGGCGCCACCGGCCGAAAACGACACCGACGCGTACGTTGCTGCTGTCTCCGCGGCTCTCGGCGTCGGTTCTGACGATCCGATCGACCTGCAGGAGTACGCGGTGCTTAAGCCGCTGCTCAAAGCGGTTTTCAAGCACGAAAACGGCGGCGATTACGTCAAGGAAGCGGATCTGGATGAGGGCTTGCGCCGCGCAGGCGTGATCAACCGTGCCCCTGCGCGCCCCATGCGCGACCCGCAGGTGGCGACGGCGACTGTTGCGACCGCTACGACGGTCGCTACCGGCGCCGTTGCGTACCAGGAGATTCGTACACTCAGCTCCGAACTGCGCAACGAAGGAGTGGAGAGTGGAAGTTCGGTGCTCGTGTACGTCGGGTGGGGCCTCAGCCTGGTGTCTTTGGTGCTGCTGGGGGTCTTGGCGTACAAGCGACTGCGCATGCGGAGCGGACAGTGAACCTTGCGACGTTGAAACTCGTCGGTTTTCTGCTCACTTTTATTGTTTTGAGCGGATTCTTGTGGTCCCTGTACGCTGGGGCCGTCGAAAAGGGCCGCGACGAGGTGCGAGACCAGGTGGAGGCGCACCTGGCGGAGTACGTGAGGGAGAAAACGGAGCGTAACAAGGCGATGCAGGCGAAACAGGCCGAAGACGCCGCGGCGAACGCCGCTGCAGAGGCGAAAGTACGCGAAAAAACGAATGTAGTGACCCGCGAGGTGGTCCGTTATGTGGAGCGTAATCCGTCTGACCCTGTTTGCGTGCTGCCTCCCGATCTTGTCGAGCTGCTCAACGCTGCGCGTCGCCCCGGAGGCTGACGAACCGGTCGTCATCAACTGTCGTGTCGAGGCGTTTTTGCCTTCTGAGCCACTTCCGCTGACAGATGGGAAACTTGATACCTTCGCAGTGCAGGATCCGGTCATTTCCGGGCTGTACAACGTCGAAGTAGTTCGCCGCTGTGCGCTGATTGACTGCATTTTGTCGCTCGAGGAATATGGTATCGTCGACATGCCGGTCGCGATCGCGCCTTGTGAGGATTTGCCGTGACGAGCCCGCAGCGCTACGACATCACGATCGTGCAGGGCGCGACTTTCGCGCCTGATTTCTATTGGTACAGCCAGCTTGTCAGCAAAGCGATCACCGCGGTGACGCCTGGACTGCCGACTTCGTTTACCGCGACCGCGCATGGACTGCCGGCGCAGGCCGTTCCGGCCTGGTTCCAGTCGCTGAAGGGTTCGATTTCGGCGATCAACACGCCAGGCCCGCCCGGTGACGTTACTGCCGGCGAGTACACGATGATCACTCGCACGTCGGCCAACACTTTCGATGCGTTGCTGCTCAACACGGACGGCTTGGTGTATACGTCGGGCGGCTACGTGCTGTTTTACGGCGTGCGCGACCTGACGGGCTACACCGGACGCGCGCAGATCCGCGCGTCGCGCGAAAACAGCGCCACGATCGCGAGCCTCACTTCTGCGAACAGCGGCATCGTGATCGATGCCGCGAACGGCGCGGTTGGCATGCGCATCAGCGCTACCGACACTGCTGCGCTCGACTTCAACTGCGCGGTCTACGATCTCGAGCTGATTGACGGTTCGGGCGTGGTCACGCGCTTGATGTACGGCGACGTCAAGCTGTTCAAGGAGACCACTCGGTGACCGATCTGGTCGCACTGCTGGTCGCTGGCAGCGAAATGCTCGGCTCTTCGGCCGAGGACAACTTCGTCATTGGCACGGCGGAAGCGCCTTCGCTCGTTGTCGTCGCGCAGGGCACGCCGGGGCCGACCGGCCCAGCGGGCACCGCGATCGCGCCGTACGAATTCGCGTACAACGAGGCGTCGCCTGCGACGGTTTACGTCGTTCCGGCGCTCGCGCTCGTATCTTCGATCCGAATTGGTGTTCGCACTCCGTTCAATGGCACGGGAGCCGCGCTCAGCGTCGGTATTCCCGGCCAGCCCACTTTGTTGATGTTGACGAGCGACAACGATCCTACGATTGCCGCCGACTATGGAGTATTCACAGATATCGAGCTCCCTGGCGGGACGCCGATTCAGTTGTACACTACCCCCGGCTTCGGTGCGACGCAGGGCGCGGGCGTCGTGTTGATCGATCTCGTCGCGCAGTAAGAGGAAGCAGACATGTCTTATTTCGAGAAGATCCGCGGTACGGCCGAAGCCATTTTCGGAATTGGCCTTGGCACTACGCGCGTCAACCTCAAGAACGGCAGCGGCACGCAGGTGGAAATGCGTAACGCTGGCGACACCGCCTACGTCGGTACCAAGCAGTCGTTCGTCGACATCCAGGACTCCAACGGCCAGCGTATGCGGCTGTCGGTTCCGGATATCGGCTCCGACTACGAGTTGGTCTTCCCGGCCGACGACGGCACGCCGTCGCAGGTGCTGCAGACCAACGGCTCCGGCGTGCTCTCCTGGGTCACCCTCGCGGGTGGCGCCGACAAGCTGTCGATCGACACGACGTCGCTGGCGTTCGGTACTGGCTCACCGCTGACGATGTTCACTACGCCATCCGGTGCGGTCATCGACTACGTCGAAGTTGTCGTCGACACCGCGTTCGACGGCACGGCGCCAACCGTGACGGTCGGCATCACCGGTACCACGTCGAAGTACACTGGCACGACCGATGTCGATCTCAAGACGGCAGGCTCGTACCGCATCTATCCCGGCCTGCCTTCGACTGCCGGCGAGCCCCTGATCGCGACGTACGTGGCTGACAGCTCGGCAGCTGGCGCGGCTCGGATCCTCGTCGCGTACTCGGTGCCTGCGTAATGGCCTTTTGGGGCAAATTCGCCGGCACGATGCTGTCGGTGTTCAAGATCGGTGGCCCTTCAGGGCCACAGATCAAGAACACCGCTGGCGTGCTTGCGGCGCGGAACACGTCGGACTCGGCTTATGCTCAGTTCGAAGCGGATCTGCGGCACCTTGGCCAGGCGCCGCAGACGATCAACGACCTGACCGAGCTCAATCCCGCAGACCCCGCTGCTGATTTCGTCCCGGTGTGGGACACGTCGGCGAGCGCGACGCGGAAAGTGAAGCCGAACAACCTGGGCATCACTGGTGGCAGTCTTTCGGACGGCGACAAAGGCGATATCACGGTTAGCGCTAGCGGCGCGACGTGGACGATCGACGCCGATGTAGTGACGTTTGCCAAGTTTCAGAACGTCGCTGCGAACAGCGTACCGGCTCGCGCGGCCAACACCAGTGGCGATTTGAGCGAAGTCACGCTTGCTGCGTCGCAGCTTCTTGGACGCGGTGCGACTGGCGACATCGCCGCAATTGCGTTGGGCACGAACCTGTCGATGTCGGGTACGACGCTCAATGCCTCGGGCGGCGGCGGAGTCACGGATGCGGAATACATCGTAGGAGCAGCGCACGCTGGGCTGTCTGCCGAGCGCGTGCTTACCAATTCGGCGCAGATTTCGTTTGACCTCTCCACTCCCGGGCAGGTTAGCGCGGACATCGACAATGTTCCGTTGAATCGTATTGAAGATATTCCTGACTGGTCGATCCTCGGTAACTCTTCTGGCGCAGCGGCCCCTCCTGCCCCTATCACTTCTGGTGGGGCGGGTGAAGTCCTGTATAACGACGGGGACGATGTCCTGTTTGTTACGCTGCACGCGAACCTACTCGACTATTTCGCGCTCGAACCGGCGCAGATCACTGCAACGCAGAACGATTACGAGCCTGCATCGTTCAACATTTGCACTTCGTTGCGGCTGTCCTCGGATGCTTCGCGGACGATTACCTCGATGGCTCCCCGTTTGGACGGGATGCCGCTCCATATCGAGAACATCGGCTCCTTCGACATCGTTTTCCAGCATAACAGTGGCGGGACCGTTGAGAACCGCTTTCTGTTGCCGGGTGGGGCAGATTTCACGCTTGGCCCGAACTGCGGTGCTACTTTCATTTACGACGATAACGGGGACACGACTTCGCGTTGGCGTCTCCTGCGGTCCGTCGATGCTACCGGGGGCGGCGGTTCTCCGGTGGTCATTTCCCCCTCGTCGCTGAGCGCCGATCAGACGGACTACAACCCGACCAGCTTCTCGACTTGCACGCACATGCGGCTCACGTCAAGCACGGCGGTCACGATCCGCTCGTTGGCGACGCGCAGCGACGGGGTGCAGGTGACTGTGTTCAACATCGGCACTTTCCCGATCACCCTGGCTGACGAGTACACGACCGGCACCACGGCGGCGCAACGCTTCTCGCTCGACGGCAACATCGTGATCGCGCCCGAGGGCGGGGTGGACATCGTGTACGACAACACGACCGCGCGCTGGCGCGTCGTGGAGCAGCCGATGAAGACGGTCAGCGACTTGACCGAACTGACCACGCCCGACCCTGATGCTGATTTCCTGCCGATTTGGGATACCTCGGCGACGACCACGTTGAAGATCAAGCCCCGCACGTTGCGCGGGCTGGTCACGGTGTCCCCGTCGCAGGTTACTGCGAATCAGGACAACTACGGCCCGACCGACATCGACAAGGCGGATATTCTTCGAATCGACACCGACAATGCGCGGTACATCACCGGCATCACTGGCGGCGTGGCTGGTCGGCGGCTGGCGCTGCATGTTCTCGACACCGCGCAAGGGCCGCTGATTCTCCGCGACGACGTGACCAGCACGGCGGCAAACCGCTTCAAGCTCAACCGTCGTCGGGCTTTCATCTGGCCGGGCGAAACCATCGAACTGTGGTACGACGGCACGGCCTCGCGGTGGAAGATTCTGCAAGAGAGTGTCGGCGTTGTTGGCGACGACTTCATCGACATCTTCGAGGATTTCTTGTCTGGCGTGCTCGGGACCGGCACTGCGACGGAAGCGGGCGAATCGGTGGGCTCGTGGAATTGGCGCTCGACCGCGAACGGCACCGCCGCCAGCACGTCGCCCGCGAGCCTTGCTGGGCACCCCGGCATCATCCAGCTTGTGACCGGCGCGACCTCTGGCAACGACACGCGCCTGCACCTTGGCAACAGCGCGACGCAAGACGTGCTGCGCTGTCAGGACGTAAAGTACCTCGCTTTCCTTGTTCGTTCGACGGACATTTCCTCGATCCGCATCAAGGCGGGCATCGGCGAAGATGTTGGCGACGGTACGCTCGCTGCGTGGGGGTCGAACGCCGTCTTCTTCGAGTACGACTCGGCGACGAGTGGCAACTGGCGCACGCACACCCGCGCCTCTGCGACCTCGACCACGAATACCAGCGGCGTCGCGTTGGCGAACACCGATTGGGACTTGCTTGAAATGTTCCGGCTTGCCAACGGCAATTGGGCATTCTTCATCAACGAGGCGCTGTCGAACACGCACTCCACGAACCTTCCGACTACCACGATGGTCACGCCGGCCGTCTTCGTGGAGACGCAGACGGCGGCGGCGCGCAACGTGCAGCTTGATTGGCTGCGCCTGCGGACTGCGAGCTTCGGGCAGCGGTATACATAAAGGAAACGACAATGAAGAAGCTGTTTGCTCTGCTGATGCTCGTGGCCGTTCCGGCCTTCGCGGCCGTCACGCTCACCGAGTCGACGGTCATCACGTTGCTGCGCGGCACGACCACGGTCAGCACGCATCCGTCGTGGGAAGCCTGCCGCGCGCAGGCGATCCAGTTGGCGAATGCGTCGACCGCGACCAGCGGCACGGTGACGTACTCCTGCCAGACCGAGAAGCGGCGCGTGGTCGCGGCGTACAGTGCGAACCCGCCCCCGCCGCCACCGCCGCCCCCGCCTCCGCCTCCGCCCCCGCCGCCACCGCCGCCTCCGGTGGGCGGCGCGTTCCCGGCGCAACTGCTCAACTTCGCCGAGACCTGGGACCGCAACTGGAATTTCGGCGGGCACACGGTCGATTCGCGCTTCAACGAGAACTACGGTTTCTGGGACTACACCGAGACCACCTACGAGCCGTGGCTGTTCGACCGCGCGAGCGTGGGCTACTACCTCTACGAGGCGACCGGCCTCGACCGCTGGCGCGACAAGTTCCTGTCCGACTTCGCCTGGTATCGCGCGCGCATCGACGCCCAGGGCATCTTCACGCCCAAGGGCAACGACGACACCAAGTACGGCTACGTCACCCCGTTCGTGCTCTATGAGCGCCTCACCGGCGATGCGCAGTACCGCCCGGTGGCGCGCCGCATCTACGACTCCTGGGTGCGCGAGTTCGGCACCACCTACAGCCCGAGCATCGCGCTGTGGACAGAGCGCGAGATTGGTTTGGCGCTCGAGGCCGCGGTCGCGTGGTACGACCTGACCGGCGAGGCCACGGCGCTGACGCGCGCCAACGCCCTGGTCGCGCAATGGACCGCGGTATCCGGCACGGCCGGCGCGCCGCTGGTCACGTACACGCAGCACGAAGGCGGCGGGCCTGGTGGCACGCAGCCAACCGAACTGGTCAACAGCCCGTGGATGAGCGCCCTCTACTTTCAGGCTGCGCGCCGGCTGCATGAGGAAACCGGCAACACCGAGGTCCTGGCGCAGGCCAGCCGCTACTTCGACTGGTGCGACGCCAACTGCTTCTACGACGGCGCACTGCAGCACCCGGAGTTCGCCGGCCTGGTGTTCCCGCGCTACCTGACCCCGAGCCTGATCGGCGACGGCGGGTACGACGAGGGCAACATGGCGCACGCGATCGACGTGGCCGGCCTCATCAAGTTCGCCATCTACGCCAAGACGCAGCGCGGGGAATCGACCGCTGCAGCGCAGGCACGGCTCACGCAGATGCTGGCGACCGCCGATCGTGACTTCGCCAACTGGACGCGCACCGCGACCTACCTGCCGCGCTACCGGGTGACGCCGCCGCGCAAGGTCAACTGGTGGGTGCGCGGCGCGCGGGAGATTGCACGGTAATGGCGATTGCGCTCGCCCAATCGACGAGCACCGGTTACACCAGCGCCGACTCGACCACGACCGGATCGCTCACCACCACGGCGAGCGGCTCTAGTTTCGTTATCGCCGCGTACTGGCAGGGCGGCAGCACACCGCCCACCATCAGCGACAGCAAGAGCAACACCTACACGCTGATTGGGTCAGTTAGGCAGGCCGACAACAACGGATCGTTCCTGTCGCACATCGGCCTGTGGTACGTCGAAAACGGGACTGGCGGTAGCAGCCACACCTTCACGGCGGCGAAGACTGGTGGGTTTACTTCAGTCTTTGGTGGAGAAATTACTGGCGGGCGTCTTTCTGGCCTTCTTGATCAGCACACAGGTGCTGCGCTTGACACTACTAGCCCAGTTACGTCGGGCAGCATCACTACGACGCAAGCTGCTGAGTTGCTGATTGGCTTTGTTGGCACGTACCACACCGGCGGGGGTCCTACGTACACGGCGAATAACTCGTTTACCATTGCGCAGCAGATTACTGACGCGACGAATTATTGGACCGCGTGTTTGGTCTCTCGTGTAGTTACGTCGACCGGCACCTACGAGACCGATGTATCGGTAACGAACCTTACAAGCAGCGCCGCACTGATTGCGTCTTTTGAAGAAGACTACAGCGGCCCGACTCTCGGCGTACATACGCTGCTTGGTGTCGAAGACGGTTCTGGATCTGATCCTGAAACTACTTCGCCGATCAATACGCAAGCCAGCGGTAGTTCGCTCGTTACTTTCACGGCCGGCTACTCGAACAACACGGGCGGGCCGTCGGACAGCGAGGGCAACACATGGACCGCGGCTGGGACGGAGGTCTACACCGGCTACGGGGGGCAGTTTGACGTTCGCGGCTACTACGTAGAAGTCGCAACCGGCGACACCGGGCATACCGTCACGTTCCAGGCCGACGGTACTCCGGCTGGCGAAATGACGATTCCGTTTGTAGAGATCAAAAATGCCGGTGAGTTGATCGACTACGCGCAGAACTACCCGGCTGCTGGTAACCCACTTACCAGCGGCGACGTGACCACGACCGGCCCAGCCGTGCTGGTAGCGTTTTGGTGGGGCGATGCTACGGGCCTCACCCACACCGCGGTGCCGAACAACAACTTCACCACGATCGAGTCTTTTGTGAACCTGCCGCCAAACTCGGCGGTGCAGTGCGTGGTCGCGGTGCGCGAGGTGATGACTGCGGGAACCTACAACGTGACTTGGACCGAGACTCCGGACCAGGGTGCGCCGTTGTGGCTGTTCGCGTTCCAACAGGCCAATGGCACTGCGACTGGACTTTCGGTGCGGCGCAGGGTTGGTGTCGGCGCCGGTGCTTGGCTCCAGAACGGCGCCGGTCGTATGATCGGGCTGGCCTAACGAGGCTACAAAAATGGGCGTAGGTCTTAACGCAGATACCGAATACCTGCGCCGCAGTTCGATCCCGAGTGGTGGCGCCGGCACGCTGTCGGATGGCGCTTTCACGAATTGCTTTGCCGGCGTGTGGCTCTACAGGCCATCGTCAGGAAATAGTTACAACCTGACAGCTGATGGCTGCATCATTCATTTCCAGTCCGGCGCCCGCGAAGTAGCCATCGGCTTCGACAACAACTTCGGCTCTGGTACTGCTGCTGATCCGAACCTGCGCATCCTGTTCAATTCTGGCGGCGGAACCGGCGCCGACCAGGACTTCACCAGCGCCAACTTCCTCGATGAGTGGGTCTACTACTTCATCGTCGAGAACTCGACTGACGGGCAGATCGCCGGCTACATCAAGCTGAGCGACCTTGCGACCGCAGTCACGATCACGCGGGCGAACGACAACGCCGGCTCGCAGTACGTCAACACGCTGACGTTCGGCAACAACAGCAGCGGCAACGCGGTGGCGCTGGGCTGGTATGCCTATGCCAGAGCCGTCTACGGCACCGGCATGGACGAGACCACCGCGCTGACCTATGCCGCGAGTGACGTTGCCGAGGCAGGCGATTGGGGCTTCTGGCCCATCGTTGACAACGCCGACACCGGGGACGACTCCGGTAACGGCCGCGATTTGACTTTCAACGGCACGTTGACTAGCGAAAGCAGCCCAACACTCGGCGGCGGTAGCGCCACCAGTAGTATCCTCGTTCCGCCATCTGTACGTATGTCCCCATTCTTGGTGAGGTGAGCAGCCATGTCGCGCAAGTACACGTTGCAGTTCAATGCCGTCGCAGTCGCGGCGCAGCAGGACTTGTTTGAGATTACCGCTCCTGCTGACGCCGTGGTTCGTATCCTGGAGATCGGGCTTTCGCAGAACACCGAGCTTGGCGATGCCGAAGAAGAGTCGCTGTTGCTGCTGATGAAGCAGGGCGCTACGACTTCTGGTACTGGCGGCACTACGCCGACGCCACCGCCGATCGAGCTTGGCGATGCTGCTTTCGGCGGTGTGTGCGACGTCAACAACACGACGAAAGCCACTGGTGGCACGATCGTGACGCACCGGCCTTTCGGCTGGAACGTGCGCCAGGAGTTCTTGAAGATCTTCACGCCCGAACAGCTGCCTGTCATCAGCCCGAGCGCGCGTTGGACATTCGAGCTGGCGCAGACGCCGACTGACAGCATTACGATGAACGGTTACGTCGTGTTTGAGGAAATCGGCGGTTAAGCATGGCTGGCATCTTTCGTCGGATCGTCGACACGTGGCGCTATCTTGTGCGCTACGTGTTGCCGTCTGCGGCAGCAGCTCCGCCAGTTTTTGTGTATCCGCCAATGTTGTTCAGTGGGCTGTGCACTGTCACTAGCACTGGAGGGTTGCTGCTGGTTTCTATAGAAGAAGCCGATTCTTTGCTGCTCGACCTGGTGTCGTGGTGGGACTTCGAGGAGGACGGTGATTTCACCGTCACACGTACCGACTCCCACGGCTCGAACGACCTCGATACGAACTCCAACGTTGCCGACGTTGATTCCGGACTCATCGGAGATGCGATTGGCCCAACGGTCGCGGGCGGCTACCTGTCGCGCACCGATGCGAACCTTTCCGGCCTGGACTTCACGACCGGCGACTTCACCCTCGCGTGCTGGTATCGGTCCACCGCGACGAACAACAATACCGGCCTCATGTCGCGCTACGACACGTCTGGAAACAACCGCATCTATTCACTACTGGTTGAAGCCGGTCAGCCGACGTTCGCGCTCAGCACGGGCGGAACGGCTGGGACTACCACGATCCTGGCGCTAGGATCTGCGCCAGCCGCAGACACATGGCATTTCTGCGTCGCATGGCGCGACACCGCCGCCGACCTCATGTACCTGCAAGTTGACAACGGCACACCCGTGTCTGCGTCGTTCAACGGAGCTAACAGTCTTCATACCGGTACGTGCGACTTTCACGTGCTGGTACTCAATACATCATTGTATGGAAACTCGTTGAACATCGACAGCGCTGCGGCTTGGGCGCGCAAGCTTACTGCCGACGAGCGCACCAATTTGTACAATGCTGGTGCTGGGCTGTCATACTCTGACTTACTGTGAACACGCTAGCTAAACACGACGGGCGTATTAACGACGTGGAGCGCGAGTTCCTCTACCATATTGAGGTTCTCGGCTTCACCGTCGCCAGAGCCGCGGACGCGGTAGGGCTCAAGTCCCCCGCAGCAGCGCTGAAGCGCCCTGAGATCATCGAAGCGCGCGAGATGCTCCGGCGTGCGGTGCAGCAGCGCACTACGATCACCAAAGAGGATGTGGTCGCAGGCTACGTGGACGCGATCAATATTGCGCGGCTCATTGCAGACCCCAAGGCGATGATCGCCGGCTGGGGAGCGATCGCGGCTACGCTCGGCCTCAATGCCCCGACCAAGGTCGACGTCAACGTCAACGTCAGCAACGATGATCTGCGCAACATGAAGGACTCGGAGCTGGTCAAGCTTCTCGAAGCCGACAACGTGATTGACGCCGATTTTTACGAGGTGCGGCAGTGAACGAAGCTCCGCTCGTAGTATGCCCGGCGTGCAACGCCGAGCAGGGCATTGAGAATTTCCGTGTCTTCTCTACTGCCCCGATGCGGTACTACGACTTCTGCAGCAACTGCGAGCAGAAGCACGGCGTCCTGACCCTGTACAGGACGCACTACTCGCTGGCCACTCCGGTTGTTCGTGACTCGGTTCTTGGCAAAACGTCGGTCGCTGACGCCAACATCGAAAAATCTGCGGCTGACCGCAAGACGGCAGCACAGAAAGAACTTGCGCGTCGCGAGCTCGCACGCCGCAGCCTTCTGTACTTCACGACACAGTTCCATCCGACCTACAAGGCCGGTTGGGTGCACAACGATATCGCACGTCGCCTTGAGCGCTTTATGCGCCAGGTCGAAGCCGGCGAATCTCCCTGCCTGATGATCTTCGTGCCGCCGCGGCACGGTAAGTCGACCCTCGCGTCCGACATGTTCCCTTCGTGGGCGCTTGGACATCACCCTGAGTGGGAGGTGATCTCATGCTCGTATACCGCTGCCCTGCCGATCAAGTTTTCGCGCTCGATTCGGGATCGCATGAAGACGGCGGAGTACGCGAAGATGTTCCCCCACGCGAAGATCCGTTCCGACAGCCAGAATGTGGAGAGTTGGGATACAACGTCCGGGGGTTCATACACTGCTGCGGGCGTTGGTGGGTCGATTACGGGTAAGGGCGCGCACATCCTGATCACTGACGACCCGATCAAGGACTACGAAGAGGCCAGTTCGGAGAAGATCCGTACCGGCATCTTCGACTGGTACAACACCACGGCCAAGTCGCGCATGGCGCCTGGCGGTGGGAAGTTGATCATTCAGACCCGTTGGCACGATCTTGATCTGGCCGGCGCCATGCTGCAGGGCATGGCCGAAGCGATCAAGGCCGAGATCCCCGAGGGTGAGTACGACAACTGGGAAGTGGTCAGCTACCCGGCGATCGCCGAGCACGACGAGTTCCTCAGCCGCGACGGCAAGATCCTGCTGGGCTCCGCGCCGCCAGACGCACGCGTCTTGCGCCGCGCAGGCGATGCGCTGCACCCAGAGCGGTACACAATTAAGGCGCTCAAGCGCCAGCGTAACTCGATGCCGCCGCAGCAGTGGAACGCGCTCTACCAGCAGAACCCTGTCCCTGATGACGGCGACTACTTCAGCAAGTCCGACTTCCGCTACTTTGATCGGCTCGCCGACGACATCAAGCACTACCGCGTGATCATCACCGTCGACCCGTCGTTTGGTAAGGACGCCGACAACCACTGGACCGTGTTCGTGGTTGGCGCACTTGATCATAACGACGATCTGTTCGTGATCGACATGGTGCGCGCACGCATGCACTCGCTCGAGTTCGCCGATACACTGATCTCGTTGCACAACAAGTACAACCCATATTCTGTCGGCATCGAGCGCGGCGCGTACGAGAAAGCCGTGCGCCCGATCATCGATGTCAAGACCAGTTTGAACCGGATCCATATCCCGTTCACCGACAAGCTGGTGCCGATCCACGAAAAGACGGTTCGTGCCAAGCCGCTGCAGACTCGGCTCCAGATGGGCAAATTGCACCTGCTCAACCAGCCCTGGGCCATCAGTGCGGTGCAGGAAATGCTCCGTTTTCCCAATGGCGTGTATGATGACGTCGTTGACGCGATGGCGTGGCTTGCGCGTTTGGCGCTGCTGGTTTCTCCGCCGCGTCGGTACAGTGCACCGAAGAAGAAGTTGAAGAGCTGGAAAGAGTCGCTTGCGGCGCAGACCGGCGAGCCCAACAAATCCTTCATGGCGGCTTAAACATGAGCAGCGAAGACATCGCTCGCACCAACTACGACTACTACCGGTGGTGCCGCGATAACGGGCACGACGAGTATTTGCAGCGCGCTTGTCGCGCTACGGATTTCTACTTCAACCGACAGTGGACCGCCGAAGAGCGTAAACCGCTCGACGACGCTGGTCGCCCTGCGCTGACCATCAACAAGATCTTCCGCACTGTCGACACGATGGTGAGCCAGTACCTGCAGAACCGCGTCGACGTCAGGTACACGCCGATCGAAGATGCTGACGAAGGCATGGCACGGCTGTTCGACAAGCTCTACCTGCACGTGCAGCGCGCTAACGACCTTGACTGGCTCGAGACCCAGGTGTTCGAGCGCGGGATCCTGCAGAGCCGCAGCTATTTCGACGTGCGCATGGGCTTTGACAGCAATGTCGCGGGCGACGTGATTGTTCGGCAGCTGCGTTCGCAGAACGTCATCCTCGATCCTGAGATTGAGGACTACAACCCCGAAACGTGGCCGCAGGTGTTCACGACCAGCTGGGTGTCGCCGAACGACATCCTGCTTGCTCACGGCAAGTCGAAAATGCAGGCTGTGATCGATGCCGTGCCGCGTACGTCGTGGCTGCGCCCCGAAGACCAGTACGAGTACGCGCGCCGCAACTACGTGAACATGTACAACGAGGAAGGGTCTGACCCCGACATCCATCGCTCGTACCGGATGGTGGAACGGCAGTACCGCCAGGTGGCGTACCGCGACCAGTTCATCGACGTCGACACTGGCGACTTCGAGGAAGTGCCTGAGAACTGGGATCGCGAGAAGATCGCCCGCGTACTGGAAGCTACGCCTGGGCTGATCGTCATGAAGCGGAAGGTCAAGACGATTCGCTGGACGGTATCGATCGGCCCTGTGCTCCTGCACGACGCGTTTAGCCCGTACAACCGCTTCACGGTGATCCCGTTCTTCCCATACTTTATCGACGGCGAAGCAATGGGCCAGGTCGAGAATCTTATCGATCCGCAGCGCCTCTTCAACAAGGTGCTGTCGCAGGAGCTGCACATCATCAATACCAGCGCCAACTCAGGCTGGAAGATCAAGGCAGGTGCGCTGCAGAACATGGATGTGGCAGAGCTTGAAGCGCGTGGTGCCGAAACTGGTCTCGTGATGGTGCTCGACGACATTGCAAATGCCGAGAAGATCACGCCTAACTCAGTACCGTCGGGCCACGACAACCTGTCGCGCAAGATCTCTGAGACCATGATGGACGTTTCTGGTGTCAACCAGTACTCGACCAACAGCGCCAGAGAGGATGTTTCAGCGCGTGCGCTTGAGACGCACCGCGCCGCGGCTGCTGGTAATCAGGCCCGCGCTACTGCCGCGTTCTACCAGACCAAGAAGTGGCTTGCTGCCGCGATTTTGGACCTTGTGCAGACGTACTACACCGACACCCGCGCGTACGTGATCGCGACAGGCGGCGTCACGCAGAAGACCGAACGGATCACGCTTAACGAGGTGTCCGAGACGGGCGAAGTGCTCAATGACGTTACCCGCGGCAAGTACGCGGTGACGCTGGTGCCGACCGCTGCGCGCGCTACGCAGGACATGTCTGCGTTCAGCGAACTGCTCGAACTGCGCAAGCTCGGCGTTGCGATCCCGGATGCGGCGCTCATCGAAGTCAGCCAGGTGCCGCGTCGCGCTGAGCTGCTCGAGTCGATGACCAGCGACTCCGCTGACGCCGCTGCTGCACAGCAGGCAGAAGAGCGCGCTCTCCTTGCTGCTGAGCGCGGAGTGCTCGAAGCCGAAGCTAACGAACGCAATGCCACAGCGGAGTTCAACAAGGCTCGCGCAGTCGACAAGATGCGCGATTCGCAGGATGTATCGAAGCAGGTGGAAGCAGCACAGCGGTTGGATTTGGACAAGAAGCGGCTTCAGCTTGAAGCGGCCAACTCCATCGCGAAGCACGAGCAGGAAGAGAAGAAGGGCCGGCGCGAGACTGTGCTCTCGTTGATCGAGCTCCGTGAAAAAGCCAAGCAGGCCAAGGCTAGCCCCAAGGCCAAACCCAAGGAGAAGAAGTGATGAGCAAAGAAGCTGATCCCGCCGCTGTCCTGGACCTCGATCCGGATGCCGATGTTTCTGGCAAGGATCGTGGCGACGAGGTAGTTGCCGAGGAAACCAAGAAGCCAGACGCCAAGAAGTCCGACGCCAAGAAGCCCGACAAGGCTGCAGCCAAGGACGACGAAGCGGCTGAGGAAGAGGAAGACGAAGGTACCGAGGAAGGCGACGACGAAGAGGCGGAGGAAGAAGGCGAACCCGCCGACAAAAAGGACGGCAAGCGCGTTCCCTACGAGCGCCTCGCCAAGGCCACCGCTGCACGGCGCCAGGCCGAAGAGCGTGCTGCTGCGGCCGAGCGCGAGCTGCAGGAAGTGCGCGCATCGACTACCAAGGCCGAGCGCAGCAAGTACGACGAGCTGGTGCAGCAGCGTGACGCGCTCTACGACGTAGTCGAGGAAGCTCGCGCGAACGGCGACGTCAAGGCTGCGGCCAAGGGCCAGCGCGAAATCGACGGCATCACTGCACGTCTCAACCGCGCTGAGTCCAGCGCCATTGCGACGCAGAAGGCCAGTGAGGCACGCGACACCGCTGTGTACAACACGCTGGTCGCGCAGCTCGAAGCCGCGGTGCCCGAGTTTGACCCTGAGTCGGACGAGTTCGACCCGGTGATGGCGAAGGAAGTCGACGAGCTGGTCCAGGCGTACGAGGCGGTCGGTAAGTCGCCGCAGGCTGCACTGCGCAAGGCGGTCAAGCTGGTGATGGGCCGCGACCCGTTCAACAGCAGGCCAAAGGCGGAGGAAGCCAAGCCTGCGCCAAAGCAGGCCAAAAAGCCTGACATGGCCAAGGCGGCGGATACTGCCAAGCGCCAGCCTGCGGCAATCGAGACGCGCGAGGAAGCTGGCGAGAAGATCGATACTGCTCAGTTGTCGGAGGAAGAGTTCCAGAAGCTCCCAGCCAAAACCAAGGCGAGGCTCCGTGGCGATTTTCTCCCGTCCGCTTGACACCCAGTAAAACGGTGGTATTGTCGGGTTAACGGCAGGCTCGCCTGCCGTTAACTTCGCCCCCGGCCGCGTAAGCGCCGGCCCGTATCGGAACCGGGTAACCAGAGTCGCATCCTCGCCGCCAAGCGCGTTACTTGGCCTGGAAGAAGATACCCCCCATCTCCCCCGAGGATTTACGTCATGGCACTTACCAATTTCGCCAACCTCACCACCGAGCAGCTGACCGTCTGGTCGCGTGATCTGTGGGAGGCGGCACGCAACCAGATGTTCATCGGCAATTTTTCCGGCACCAGCTCGAACTCCATGATCCAGCGGATCAAGGAGCTCAAGAAGAGCGAGAAGGGCGCCCGCGCAGTTATCACCCTGGTCACGGATCTGGAAGGTGACGGCGTCGTCGGCGACAACCAGCTGGAAGGCAACGAAGAGGCGATGAAGTCGTACGACCAGGTGATCCAGATCGATCAGCTGCGTCACGCCAATCGTCACGAAGGCCGCATGGCCGATCAGCGCTCGGTAGTCGACTTCCGTTCGCAGTCGAAGGACAAGCTCTCCTACTGGCTCGCCGATCGCTGCGACCAGCTCGCGTTTCTGACCATGTCCGGCATCTCGTATGCGTTCAAGCCAAATGGCGTCGCGCGTGTTGGTTCGGAGCTTCCGAACCTGGCTTTCGCAGCCGACGTCACTGCTCCGTCCACCAACCGCTACCGCACGTGGGACGGCGCAGCCAAGGCGTTCCGCGCATCCACCAGCACCAACGCTGACATCGTGGTCGGTGACGTGCCGAAGTGGGAGCTTCTGCTCGCCATCAAGCGCTTCATGGTGGAGAACTACATCCGCCCGATTACCACCGACAGCGGGATCCAGGTGTACAACATCTTCATGTCGCCGGCTGGCATCGAGGCGCTGAAGAAGGACACCAACTTCCTCGCTGCCTGGCAGCATGCGCAGAAGCGCGGTGACGAGAATCCGTTGTTCAAGGGCACGCCGCACGGCGGCACCAACGGCTTCTACATTGACGGCCTGAACATCATGGAGTACCGCTACGTGTACAACACGCTCGGCGCTGCTTCTGGTTCGCGCTGGGGCGCAGGCGGTGCCATCCACGGTCAGCGTGTGCTGGCGTGCGGCGCGCAGGCGATGGGTCTGGCTGACATCGGCATGCCGACCTGGGTCGAAGAGGAATTCGACTACAAGAACTCGCCTGGCATCTCGACTGGCAAGATCTTCGGTCTCAAGAAGCCGGTGTTCCGCTCGATCTATTCGGGCACCAACGAAGACTTCGGTGTGTTCTGCGTCGACACCGCTGTGCTGGCCTAATACAGGAGAAATGTCATGGCTGTCACCAACATCAGTGCGCGCCAGCGCGTAATCGCCGCTGTCGCCCAGCTCAGCATCGCGAACATCGGCGCAGGCAACGAAGTTACGGTTGCGCTTCCTCCGGGGGCGCAGTTGACCGGTGTGGTGGCGAATACCACCACGGCGTTCAACGCCGCAACGACCAACACGCTCACTGTGTCTGACGGCACGAATACGCTCGTCAACGCAGTGGACGTGAAGACGACTGGCATCGAGACTGCAGCGCTCACCGGGGTGTGTTACTACCCCAACGGCGCGACCGTGACGATTTCGATGGCACAGACCGGCGCAGCTGCAACTGCCGGCGCCGCCAATGTCGTCGTGACGTACGTCGACGTCGGTCGTCAGGACGAGACGTACAGCAACTGAGCTTGATTTCCTATCTGTGGGTGCTAGGCTTGGGGCGGGGCTTCCCGCCCCTGTTTTCTAGCACTCACAGAGAGGATGATCGCCATGATCCGCAAGATGGTTTCGCCGCGGGACTTCTCGTACATCGGGCTCTCCGGCCACGGCGTTACGTTCAAGGCCAACGAGCCGACTGATGTGCCTTTCGAGCTGCAGCACGAACTGCTGCAGATGAACATCATCTTCGCTGACGGCGCGCATGCTTCTGCGCCTGTCGACAAGGATGGGAAGGCGGCACGAGTCGAGCTGACTGGCGCGATCCGCGAAGCCGTGCTGTTCCACGTCATCGGTGCCATCCACAGTGACGCGCAGACTGAAGAGTTCGACGCTGGCGGCGCCCCGAAGGCTGCAGCCATCGCTTCACGCTCGGGGCTTTCGGTCAGCAACTCCGAACGCGCCAAGCTGTGGGATCGCTACCGCAACGCCAAGGCAACGAACGGCATTCTTCCGACGCACCCGATGGTCGAGGCGTTCGTCGATGTGCAGAAGGTCAACAGCATCAAGGCAGCGCATGAGTTCGCCGAGGCGTACGAAGTGCCAGCTGAGCTGCTCGTTGGTGTCACCAAGGTGAGTGAGGCGAAGAAGGTCATTCTTGCCAGCCTCGTGAACGCGAAGCCGACCGTGGGGTAAAGCAGTGCTGAAGCCTTCCGCGTTCATCGATCAGTTTCGCAGAGACGTCGATGACCTCCGCGAAGGCACGGCAGGCGACTCCGACAGCGAAAATCTTTGGTCGGACCCTGACGTATATCGGTACTTGAACGCGGGGCTCAGCGAGACGGCGCGACGCACGTTCTACCTGTTGCCTCGTATCATCAAGCTCGATGTCACCGCTGGGAACGCGGATCTTGGCTGCGACGACGCAGCCAAGATCCTGCACATCGAGCGCGCCAGGCTCTTAACTGCGCGCATCAACCTCGAAGAAATGAACATGCGCGGCCCAGGTTCCGTCGAGGACGACTACGGCTACCTGATTCACAGCGCGCCCGACTTCGAAAACACTGTCGGCACGCCGTATAAGTTTATTCGCGACTACGCGCCAGGTACGATTCGTTTGTACCCGATCCCGATGGCCGCAGACACTCTGCAGCTGCACACGTACATGCTGCCAAGCACCGTTGTAGCGTCGTCTGAAGTGCCGAAGGAATACGCTGAACCGCGCGTGTTCGAAATGGTGCTCATGTTCATGAAGGGCATGGCGTATCAGAAACAGGATGCTGACGCACAGGATTTGGCGCGTGCCGGTGAGTTCCTCGCCAGCTTCGACGCCGCAGTGCGCGATTTTAACAGCGAGCTGCTTCGTCGCCGTCGTACCCCGGCGACTACGCGGTTCTCATGGTGACGCATGGCGCGCCCGTCCGACGCTGAACTCGCCAAGCTTTCGTTGTGGCCAGGCGGTATCAACAACGTGGCTTCGGAAACGAAGCTTCGCGGTGGTCAGTTGCGTAGCGCTGTCAACGTAGACATCGACGACACTGGCGTCCCGTCGCGCCGTGTCGGATACGCGCAGATCGCCGCCACTTCAGGCGCGCACTCACTGTGGTCAAACGGCGTCAAGATGTTCTACGCCGCTGGCGCCAACTTGTACATGCACAATGGGGTGTCATCGCAGCTGCTGTACACCAGCCTGCAGCACGACGTTCCGTTGTGCTACGCGACGATCGAGCCGAACACTTACATCTCTGACGGCACGGTCGCGTTGTGCGTGCGCAATGACGGCTCGCTGCGTACGTGGGGCGTCACTGCACCGGAAGGCCCGACTTACGCTGTGCCGATCGAAGACGTTGGCGGCATGGCCGCTGGTGACTATCTGGTCGCCATCACGTACTCCAACGATCTCGGCGAAGAGTCGGGCACTGGCCCGTCGCTCCGCGTCACGGTGCCTGAAGGCGGCGGTATCGCCGTCGGGTTCCCACCGGTCGCGCCGCCCGACGCCGTTCGCACGCGGCTCTACATCTCCAAGCCCAACGGCACGCAGCCGCTGTTTGCGAGCAGCTTCGCTGCCAACGCAGCATCGGTGAACGTGGGCCACGCACCGCTCGGCCGTCCGCTGGACACGCAGTTCTGCGCCAGACTGCCCGCGGCCAACTACGCGGCGTACTACAACGGTCGCTTGTACATCGCGTCTGGCGACATGCTGAAGTGGTCTCGCCCGCTCACGTACGGCTTGCTCGACGAAGCGTTTGCGTTCCAGAAGTTCATGACCAACATCGCCGGCATCGCTGCGATGCCCGAAGGCGGCGGTGGCATCTATGTAGGCACCGCTACGCGCATGTACTTCCTGCGCGGGAAGGATCCCAGCGGCTTCGACATGGTTGAAGCGTACCCGTCCGGAGTAGTTCCCGGTTCGCTGGTCATGGTGCCAGCGACTGCGCTCAACATTGACACTATCTCGCTCCGCGTGCCTGTGTGGATGTCCGCGTCAGGTGTGTTCTGCGTCGGCGGACCCAACGGCCAGGTGCTCGCCACCACCGAAGCGTATTTCTCCGGTGATACGGCTGAGCGCGCGGCCGCGCTTTTCCGCAGTGTTGACGGCATCAACCAGGTGCTGGTGTCGATGCAGAAGCCGCTGCGCAGTAGTAAACTCGCAGTGACTGATAGTGTGAGTGCTACGGTGGTGCGGAATGGAATCGAAATCTGATCAGCAGCTCACTGCCAAGGAGCGGCTCGAGATCTGCAACAAGTGCGAGCACGCCAAGCACATGCGGCTTGGTTTCATTGCATGCAAGAAGTGCGGTTGTCTCATGAACATCAAAGCGGCTTTGCCGAAATCGAAGTGCCCCCTCAACAAATGGTGACCCCAATGAACTCCCGTACTCCTGAACTTCGTCGGGATTTCGCCAACTCCAAGTACGAGCGTACTGAAGAGGGTGGCGTCTTCTTTTCGCGCGGCAACGTGCTGATCTCTGGCGTGCTCAGCACTCAGCTCAACGACGGTCCCTGGATCGACACCCCAAACCTGATCGTCAACGAGGGCCTCGCGTACCTGCTCAACGTCGGGCTCTCGGCCGGCGCACAGTTGGCTGCGTTCTACGTGGCTCCGTTCGCGGCCAACGTGACTCCGGTTGCTACGCTCACTGCCGCCAACTTTACGGCAACGCAGACCGAGCACACCAATTACACTGAAGCTACACGCCCTGCGTGGGCGGACGACGGCGTTGTGACTCAGTACATCGAGAACACCACGACTCCGGCGCTCATCACTATCGGCAGCGGCGTCGGCGTTAACGACACGACTGTGTGGGGTGCTGCGCTGATTTCCGCGTCGGGTAAGTCGTCCACGTCTGGCACCATGATCGGTTGTGCGAAGTTTGCTGCCGCGCGCTCGGGCCTGCAGCTCAACGACGAGCTGCGGCTCAAGTACCGCATCACCGCTTCTTCGAGCTAATGGCTCGGTACCAGCCCCCTGTACGCTTCAATGTAATCGGGGACCGTCGTCTGGCCGCACCGTACTACGGTGTGGCCAGACGGTTCCTCGGCGACCTCGCGTCGCGTCTCTTCGAGGCTGGTATTTCGTCAGGTACTGCGGAACGCAGGTTCAATGACGGCACCGTCATTCGCGTTTCGGTGATGGGCGAGATCTACGAAGTTGAGATCCGCGTAGCCCAGGTCATCAAGTCCACGAATACGCCGACGCTGCGTGGCATCGTGTGCACGCCCGACTGCCAGGCTACGGGCGAAATCGACCCGTCGTACCCTGAAGTCATCTTGTCCCCGCCGCGTGAGTCGGCAGGACAGACGGAATGGACGACGTACTTCCACAGCGAAATCGCTCCGTTCTTCGATCGCGTGGCGAGTGCTGACGCCGACACGTATAGCGACAAGTTTCCCAACGGTATTCGCCGCGGCGGGAACATCGACTGGGTAGGTGTAGACGACATCCACTTGAGCTGGCACGGTCCTGAGAACCGCTATTGGTTCCACCAGGTCGAAGCGTTCTACGACCTCGGCAAGTTCACTCCGGAGGTGTACTGCGACGGCCGCGTGCTGGTCAACCTCAGCGACTACGCGACGGAGGAATCGGATCTCGACTTCGACGGCGTAGTCGTGGGCGCAGGGCTGCGTCGCTTCGGCGCCGGTTTTCGCCTGTACATCGTCATGCACGAGATCAGCGGTGCAGATCCTTATAATCAGCTCGCAGGCAGCAGCACGATGCGCCTGCTGCGGTTCAACATCGTGGCCAACGGCACCGGGGCGTACAGCGACGGGATGGTAGAAGACGGCTCTGGTGTGGTTCTCGACGAATGGACTACTGCGTACAGCTACTCGCCATGGTTCTTCAACGCGTCGTGCACAAAAACTGTGACCGTCACCGACGATGTAAATCCAAGCGCTTCGTTCGGCACGCCAGAGACGTTCTACTACGCTGCAGCGCCAGCGAGCAACACGATCGTGTACATGGACTTCCCCGACGATGGCGTCACGCCGCCTAGTCGTACGACTGAAACGATCACGGCCACTACACTGCGTACTTTCTACAACGGTGCTGGCGCGGCGAACGTGTGCGCCGACACGTCACTGGTAAACACCAGCAGCATCATTGCTGCGGACTATCGTGGCGACGAGCTAGTGTTCATGATGCTTCACGTGTCCATTACTGAGCAGGAAGCGCTCGGCGAAACTCTGATCGTCGGCTTGGTGCGCCAGATCTCCATCGGCCAGCGGTACTACACGCTGGACACGCTGCGGTCGTATCCGGTCAACACGGGGCCTGCTACTGAGCACGACTTTGGTACGTTCTACGCTGACATGATCACGCCGTACAACATCGGGCTGCTGCTAGCTGCAGATATCCGATACGGCGCGCTGTTCGTGTTCGACTGGGTGCAAGAGAGCTTGAACTACGAGTACGAATCGCGCGTGAGTACGCAGTCGTTCAAACTCGTGGTGAATGGCGTGGTTGTGCACCAGAAGCTGCATCAGCGGTATCAGGGCGAAGAAGATCCCGGCGATCCTGGTACGTCGTTTCCGTACGCGTACGTCAACGATGTTGCCTACACAGGACGTACGGTCTGCGGCCCGGAGACTTTCGCTCCGAAGCAGGCTGTCACGGCAGGGTGGGTCTACGCGCCTGGGTACTCAGATCGTGTGGAAGCCGCTTTCCCCAACTTCTTTCTCGATATCGGCATTTTGTTTGCGAGCGCGCATTTTCCACGCCTGCCCCTGACAAACTCGTTGGACTACCAGTTGGATGTCGACAACGTGCCTTGGACGGCGTCTCTTCAGTGCATTGACGACAAGGTGTATGCTTCTGCCAGCAAACGGCGCATGGACCCGATTCCAGGTGGTAGCCCGAGCGACGTTAATTTCGGGTTTGAAGATGGCGACGAGTACGTGGCGTACATGCACATGACTGGCGGCGTGCAGCTGCCGCAGGCAGTAGGTGCGCAGGAGCTTGAGACCCGTGGCATCGTGTCCTGGGTGTTGGACAAACCGCTAAAGGTGGCGTGACATGGCCCTGCAGGTATCCACCAGGTTCAAGCAGCTCATCCTTGGGCCTCACGCGTTCTCGGACATCTTCCTCAACGGGTCGATCGCCATCTATACCGGTACGCAGCCTGCGTACGCGGACTCGAGTGCGACGGGCACGCTGCTGGCGCGTATCACACAGGACGGCGGCGCGTGGACCGCAGGGTCTCCGACCAACGGGCTGAAGTTCACTCTCGCTAGCGGCTACGTGCTTCGCGATCCGGCGCAGCAGTGGCGCATGAACGTCACCGCGACCGGCACCGCTGGTTGGTGGCGCTTGTATGCCAATTCGCCTGACTCTGGCCAGGCTAGCTTTAGTTACCCGCGTGTTGACGGTGGGATCACCGCCGCGGCTGATGTAACTGCCGAGCTGCGTCTCAGCACGGTGGCGTTGACCTCTGGTACGCAGATCGACATCCAGAGTTTCCTCTTCACCATTCCACCGATCTACGGAGTCTGATCATGATTTCTCTCTCGACTGGCTTTCGTAACGCGCTGGCCGTTACCGGGTCCATCGCAGCTACGCTCGAAGGCGGCGGCACCCCAACGTTCAAGATCAACGTGTACGACGGCACGCCTCCGGCGACGGCAGACGCCGCGCTGTCTGGCAATACGCTGCTTCTTACTATTGAGGACAACGACGGTCCGAACGGCCTCACTCTCGAAGGGACCAGTACTAACGGCGCTGTCGCCAAAACCGCAGCTCAGACGTGGAGCGGTACGTCCGCGGCTGCTGGTACGCCGTCGTTCTTCCGCATCTACCGCACGGGCGAAGACCCGAGCACGCTCAGCACGACGTTGGTGCGTATGCAGGGCTCGTGCAGCTCGTTCGGCGCGGATCTGAATCTCGGCGTGTCGCCGCTTGCTATTTCCACGCTGTACACGATCGGCGCTTTTGAGATCCGCGCTCCGCAGTAAGTCATGACGCTCCGCAAGAACGTCAATCTGGTGTATGTGCCGGCAGTGCCCGCTGTGGCAGCGGAACCGGAGGTTTTTACGTGCCCGGATCCGCGCACTGGGTGCTACACCGACTGCCCGCCAGAGTGGGATGACTGCGATGAGTGTCCGCCAGCGCCAGGCGGCTCGCCTGGTGGCGGCGGTGCGCCTCCGCCTCCGCCAGGTTCTGGCGGCGGGTTCAGTCCGCCGACTCCGGGCTGCATCATCGTGATCAGCACTGTGCGCATGTGGTGCGTCAGGCACGACGAATCCGGGGCCATCGATCCGGTGACCGGTGAGTATCCGTGCCTCGACTACGTGATCGAGCCGATCTACACCGAGGTGTGCCCGTGACGCGTGTCTGCGACCAGGAGCCGGTTTCCGGCTGCATCATCTGTCCGGAAGTGGCAGGCTCGCCAGCTGTGCCGGCGCACTACGCGCCGACGAATCTTTTTGGTTGGGATGCCGGCGCACGTTCGTACCGTGAAGTAGACGGCGATCTGTACCTGCGGTACGAAATTCCGCGACCAGTTGGCGGTGCTGTGTGCGGCATCGCGCCAGTGGCTAGCTACGTAGTTGGTCCGCCGAGTTACGTGCAGCACGGCATCTATGCATTCAACGTGATGGGTACGCCGTTTTGGTCGCTGTGGGAGTACAGATTGATCGGTGCAGTCTACCCTTGGGACACCGCCCCCGATGCTGTACTCAGCGTGCGCATCACGCGCATCGGGACGACGGTGTACTACCGCGTCACTGACGGCACCACGCTCTGGACTGGCACTTTCGCTGGTGCTAGTTCTGGCCTTCAGCTTACGCTCGGCTGCTTGTACGCGTCTGGGGACCAGATCGTATGATCGAGTTTGGCCCGCTCAGCGAATCCGGAGTAGAGCCGCCTGGCGGCAGCGTGCTGCAGCTGCAGCCGCTTGCCGTAGTTTCTTCGCCCACTGCTGGCACGGTGTCCGTGCTGCAGCTCGAGAACATCACGACAGTCAGCCTGCTGTCTTCGGTGCTGCAGCTCGGGTCTATTGAAATCTTTGGCCGGGATACTGCGGGCAACTACGGCGTTGCGCAGCTCGACCAGCTGCAGGTTGTATCAAGTCCTGAGCTGCCCGACCCCGTTATCGGAATCGGGTATCTGCAGCTCGGCGAATTGACGATCGACGCGTTGGTGACTGCGGTCACGTACAACGGCGCCAACAATCTGCAGATGCGCGGCATCGAAGTGGTGAGCGGCGCCGGTACTGGCGGCTACGCAGTGTTGGAGCTTGAGCGCATTTCGCTGTTTGGCGAAGCACCGATTACGTATACCGACTTCTTCGCGATGGAGATGGAGCCATACGCGTTCATGGAAGCCGGTACGTACTACAACGCGATCATCAGCAGTGTGCAGTTTGATGAAGCACTTGTCGCCGAGCGCGTGCTGGTGCTGGCCGATGCGCTGCGGTTCGTAGACATCGTCGGCGCTCCGGTCGTGTACAACATCACGCTCAACGCTTCGTTCTCGGCGCATGATTCGCTCGCTGCCGTGTTTGACGTGGCGCTGGCGGACACAGCGCTGCTGAATGATCTCAGCACTGGCGGGTGGCTGATGTATTCAGCTCTTGCCGACGCGCTCGTGTGTACTGGCGTGGCATCATCGCAGATGAACGCGCTCTCGCTCGTGGCGTCTGTCCTTGTCAGCCGCGATCTTGTCGCGCTGGTGCACGAGGCATCGATCGACGATCCGCTGCTGCTCACCGAAGCGGCAGCTAGTACGTACAACCAGATCGTCCAGATCCTGGAGAGCGTCGGCTTCGCGGACCTTGGCACTTCTGGCTTGTTCATCACCGGCCTGCTCGACGAATCAGTTGAGTTCGAAGAGACGTTGACTGCTACGTCGGTCTTCAACCTGCTGCTCACCGAGCAGGTGGTACTGACGTCTCGCCTGCGCATCTTCGGCGAAGACTACGTCGGCTACGTGATGAACACGCGCACCCGCGGCGTGACGCAGTACCAGGGCTACAACTTCAACTCGTTCGCCGAGCTGGATGGGAAGTACTACGGCGCCAACGACGAAGGGCTGTATCTGCTCGAAGGCGATACCGACGACGACGCGCCGATTTCCGCATATATCCGCACGGGGCTGACCGATTTTGGCACGCAGTTCAAGAAACAGGTCCACGACGCATACATCGGATACACTACCGACGGCAGGCTGCTGCTCAAGGTGATTACTACCGACGCAGGCGAGCGGAAAGAAAACTGGTACGCGCTGAATCCGAAAGACAACGAAGCGACATCCGACAACCGGTTCCGCATTTCAAAGGGCATCAAGTCGGTGCACTGGCAGTTCGAAGTGGCCAACATCGACGGCGCTGACTTCGATATCAGCAACATGACGGTGTGGCCGTTCGTACTGCACCGGAGGAAGTGAGATGGCATTCATCTGCAGCACTGGTAACACTGGCTCGGCGAACATCGTCACTGACCAGATCCTGCTGCTCAACGAGCGGGCAGAGCAGACGCTGCAGGGCTCGCTCGACGCGCTCGATGCAGTCAATACCTTCGCTATCCCGCTCCTGTCCGCAGACGTCACGCTCGACGGTAGTTGGGGTTTCGATGTAGCCGACATCGGCAACATCCCGGTCCTGACCGATATCGTCTTCAACCCGAGCATCGGTGCGGTTCCCGACTTCGTTCCTACCGCGATCCGCGAAGTGGCGGCGCCGGCCGACGAGCCGGTAGCACCGTCCGACGCTCCGGTGCCGACGTTCCCTGTCGCGCCGACGTTGACGGCCACGCCGGATATGCCGGTTGCCCCCGTGTACGACGATATCGGTGCGATCCCGTCGTACGAAGACCTGGTATCGGGCATCCCGTTCCCGACCCTGCGTGAGATCGTGCTGCCGCCTGTGCCCGATATCGATCTTGACAGTATCCAGTTCACCGCGTCGCGTCCGGTGTTCACCGGCAGTGAGCTGGACGAGTCGGGTTTCGCCTACGTCGACGACCCGTACGACCAGCTGCTGATCGACGAAACGCGGCAGGCGATCCTCGACATGATGGCGGGCCGCTCCGGCCTGCCGCCCGCGGTGGAGAACGCGCTCTTCGAGCGCGCACGCGAGCGCGAGATGGAGCTGGCTGCACGCGCAGTGTCCGAAGCCGAAGAGGAATGGGCTTCGCGCGGCAACGCATATCCGGGTGGTCCGCTGGCTGCGCGCGTCGATCGTGTGCGTCAGGAGGCGTACAACAAGGTCAGCCAGCTCAACCGCGACACGTTCATCGAAGCGTGGAAGATCCAGATTGAGCAGTTCCGCTACGCAGTGGCGCAGGGCATCGCGCTCGAGACTCTGTGGGCGCAGCTCTACAACGAAGCGATGGGCCGGAAGCTGCAGGCTGCGCGCTTCTCGCTGGATCTGGCGATCTCGGTCTACAATGCCAAGGTGGCACGGTTCCAGGCCGAGGCTTCGCTCTACAAGACCGACGCCGAGGTGTATCGCGAGCGGCTGCAGGCCGAACTGGTCAAGGTCCAGGTCTACGCCGAACAGCTGCGTGCGCAGCAGATCATCGGCCAGCTCAACCAGCAGGACGTCGACATCTTCCGCACGCGCGTGGAGTCGCTGCTGGTCAACGCCCAGGTCTACACCGCGCGCATCGAAGGCTACCGTGCGTCGATCGAAGCACAGCGCGCCAAGGCCTACGCCTACCGCGCCGAGATCGAAGCCGTGCGCGCCATGATCGACAGCAACACGGCGCTGGTACAGCAGTACTCCGAACAGGTGCGCGCCGAGGGCATCAAGCTCGACACGTGGCGCATCCGCGCAGACGTGTACAGCACCAAGGTCACCGGCTGGGCTGCGAAGTACAACGCCTCGCTTGACGCGGCACGGGCCGACATCGCCAAGCTCGAAGCCAACGCCACTGCGTACAACGCCCGCGTCAACGGCGCACGCGGCCAGGTTGAGCTCGAACGTACTCGGATCGACGCCCTGACCGCTGCCAACGCGCAGAAGCTCACCGCGTACCAGGTCGAGTCGACCAGCGTCGATACTCGTAACCGGGCGGTACTGCAGCGTGCGCTTGCCGGCCTGGAGCGCTACAAGGCGATTGCAGACGTTGAAATCAAGAACGCCGAAATCAATATCTCGAACCTTTTCAACGTGTACAATTCCCTCATGCGCGGACGTGAAACCGTCGCCACCACGCTCGCGCAGCTGGCGGCTGGCGCGATGTCCGCAGCCAACGTAAGCGCGAGTATCGGCGACAGCTCCAGCAGCAGCTACAGCTGCAGCTACAACGTGAGCGCGAGCGCAGAATGATCGACACGCTGATCAAGAAGTTCGTCCTGATGCCGCGGCGTACGACCAACCGCGCACGCGAAGCGCGCGACACGGCGCAGAATCTGCGCCGTCGTGCGTTGAACAACCCGACTAGCGCTGCGCTCAAGGCGCTGGCGAAAAGGAGCAAGTGACATGGCCACCAAAAAGCGCTTCGGCGATGACCGCGAGTTCGAGCCGTTTGGTCCTGAAGCGTGGGCCAAGCGCAGGCAGCGTCCTGTTGCCGACCCTGCTGCGCCTGCCGATCTTGCCAAGGTTAAGGCTGCGCGCGATGCGGCTGCTGTACAGGCTGAATTCAATCGTATCTTGAGCGCACGTGAGATTGCCGATGCACGCCGCACTGCGCCAGTAGCGCCTGCGGTGTCTTCGCCTGCGCCTGCGCCTGCGTCACGAACTGCTGCCTTAGCTGCACGTCCGCTTTCACCGCGCGCGGCTGGTGCGGCTACGCGTGTTTTTATTGGCGACGCTATCGGCGACGCTGCTCGTGACATCGATACTGGTCTCGATGCTGCAAACAAATTTGTATACGACGCTGCAGCGCCAATTGAAAACTATGTCGTAGCGCCTGTTGGAGAGTTTCTTGGTGGGCTGTTCGACACTGATCTCAACAAGCCGCTGCCTGAAATCATCAAAGGCAAAGATGCGCCGGAACCCGCAGCCACGTCCGCAGCCACGCCAGCAGCGAAAGTCAATCCCGCCGACGCAGCTGCGCGGTTCGTCGACGATCGCACTCGCACGCTGCCTCGCGGCCTGCGCCGCTACTCTGGCTCCGATCTTGGTGCTGCGGTCTATGAAGGCCGCACTTTGGATGGGCAGCGGTACTTCACCAACCGTCCGTTCGAGAATATCGACGGCAAGCGTCGGCTCAACGTGGAAGACACCGGCACGACTGGCGGCAACCGCGTTCTCGCCGACGGCTCGCGCGCACCGATCTATTCGCGTGGCAGCATCGTGCCGCCGTCTGACGAGGTCAACGGTGAGTTCGAGTTCCAGCTTGACCGCTCAACTATTTTCGGTGGCCCTTCTGGTAAGACGTATCCCGAGTTCGCTCCTGGCGACGTGATGCCTGCGGTCAAGGAAGACGATCTGCGTGCGCTGAGCATGGCCGACCGTGAACGGTTCGACGCTGCGCAGTTGGAAGCCGAGCGCGGTGCCCAGTACCAGAGCGCTCCGATCAGGGCAGAGCGCGACGAGCTGTTGCAGCGCGGCAGCAAGGCGCAGGCCGAGCTGCTCGCTGGCATGACGCCAGCACAGCAGGCCAAGTACTTTGCTGATCAGGACTCTGCGATCAATCGCAGGGAAGACAACGCTCGTGCCGACGCCGCAGCGGCGTACCAGGCGACGCGTGACGCCGTTCTCGACGCTCGTGATGCAGACAAGACGCAGCGTACTTCGCTTGAAAAACGCGCCGAGCGTGCGACCAACAACCCTACCGCTTTCGTGGACACGACCGACTTCAATACGTCCGATGCAGGCATCGAAAAGTTCCTGACCGAAGAGGCGTCTGCCCCCGAGCGCGCCGCTATTTCCTCCCTGCTCGGTGCGTTGGCCGTCGATTCGGGTATCGAGCAGTATTCGCAGGCCACGCTGCTGCGTGACATCATGTTGAATGGAGACGGGGAATTGACGCTTCCGAATCCTGACGCTTGGCCGTGGCAGGACGACGAGAAAGCCCTCAACGCGGCCAAGCTTCGTACCAGCAACCCGGAAGCCTTGGATGTGCTGACGAAGGTCGCCGCACGTAACACCGGCCTGCGCCGTGGCAATCGTTGACCCCAACGCGCTGCGTTCTCGGATCCTGCCGGCCGAGCCGGAAGAGCAGGCCCCCGAGCCTGTAGCGGTCGAGTCGCCGCTGCGCCGTCCCGGCAGTGGCAGCGAGTCGTACCGCGCCCTGCGTCAGGGCATCCAGAACGTCAAGGCCAGCGGCTACGCGCTGCGTGGCTTGGCCCGCGCCCCGTTCGATGAGGAAGGCTCGCGCCGCGACATCCAGCGCTCGGCCGATATCCAGGCCCGCGCGGCCGCGCAGGGACCCAAGGTCCAGGCCATCAAGGACGTGTCGGGCGTAGGCTCGGTGCTCGCCTACGCCCGGAACCTTGGCCTGTCGCAGCTGCCCAACGTCGCCGCCATCGTCGGCACCGCGATCCTGACGGGCGGTGCGGGCGCTCTGGCCGCTGGCGGGGCCAGGGCGGCGGCTGGGGCCGGGGCCAGCGCTGTCGCCCGTCAGGGCCTGGCACGCGGCGCTGCGGGCGTCGCAGCCCGTGCTGCCCCTTCTGCCTTCGAGACCGGGGCCAAGGTCGGCGCTGTGGCCGCTGGCACGGCCATGCAGACGGGATCGATCGCCCCCCGCGTGATTCTCGACCCCAACGCCAAAGGCTCCTACGGTGCCCGCGCAGGGGCTGCAGCGGTGGGTTCGCTGGCCACTGGCGCGATGGAGCTGGTCCCGGTCATGCGCCTGTTCGGCCGGTACGGGATGAAGAAGGTCGGGTCTGAGCTGGCCGAAGCCGCCGCCAAGGGCAGGTTGGCCCAGCGGGTCGCGGCAGCGGCAGCGGCCCAGGCCGGCGCCGAGGGCGGCACCGAGCTGGCCCAGTCCGTGGGCGAGCGCCTGACCCATCGGTTCGTGAACGAGAACGTGGGCCTGCTGTCGCCAGACGCGCTCGAAGAGTACGTCAACGCGGCTGTGGCGGGCGCTGTGGTGGGCGGCGTGCTGGGCGGGCCTGCCGGCTTGCGTGGCGGTCAGCCCCGCCCACAGCCGGGGCCAGGCGCTCCCAAGGCCAAGCGCCCCCCGCCCGGTACGCGGATGGATCCGCCGCCAGACAAGGACACCCTCGAGGGTGAGCTGGCCCGCGACATGCAGAAGCCGGTCGCGGGCACGATCAAGATGTTCAGCGCGCCCGAGGTGGCTGCGAACGCCAAGGCGCGGATGGTCGCCGGCGCGGATGAGTGGACGGCTGCGCTCACCGCACTGACCACTCCCGCTGGCCAGCCGGCCAGCGAAGTCACGACCGCGGCGCTGCCCGTCGTGCGGAAGCTCTTGGCTGGCGACCAGCTCAGCGCCAAAGAAGCGCCGCTGGCGCAGGCGTTCTACGACAACATCCAGAACAACGCGATCAAGCACGAGTTCCGCCGCACGATCGCGCGCATGCGGCAGGCGCGCGAAGGCGTAGTTGACACGCCCAACGACCAGCTCTCGCCGTCTGCACGCGCGCTCGCGTCGACTGACGAGCTCGCAGCCGACAGCGCAGAACAGAGCCTCGCCGGTACGCGCGGAGTTCCGCAGGCTGCCAACGTCGGTGAAGCTGCAGGCGTCGAAGCCGCGGAGCCTGCGACGCTGTCGCCGCTGCACTCGATCCGCGGTTCGACGCGCGTGGATCCGCTGACCGGCGAGACGCTGCCTACGACCGTGTCCGACGTGCGCAAGCAGATGGGCGAGGAACCGATCCTCAGCCCCGACTTCGTGCGGAACAACGTCTACAACTTCAACGACGAATCTGCTGATCGCATCCCAGCAGTCGCACGCAGCAGCATCGTCAGTGCATACCACGACAAGGGCGACGGCAAGCCCAAGCGTGTGATGGTCAACCTGCGTGCCGTGGTCGACAAGATGCTCGGCTCTGATCTCGCTCGCGACGACGCAGACACCAGCCCGTACACCTACGAGCGCGCGGTCCTGGGTGCGCTGTCGGAGCTGATTACCAACGGGTACGACATCGACCCGAAGACGATCGTCGCTGGCACCACCATCTCGAGCAGCAACGGCAAACAGGTCAAGCTCTCGCCGGCCCAGGCCGCGCGCATTCGCGCGGCGCTGAGCTTCGAGCAGTTTGAAGACACGAGCAAGGACCCGTTCGAAAACGAGCTGTCGCCGAATCGGAAGATCGACAAGCAGCACTTGGCCGACGTCAGCAAGCGCGCAGACAAGCGTCGCAGCGACGCGATCAAAGACTTCGAAGTCGTGAACAACGAGCTGGGTGACCAGCGCACCAACTACAGCGACACGACGACTGCGGGCGATGTCGCCAAGGATCAGAACAACCGCAGGATCGACGCGTTCGAAACGGATCCCGAAGTCAGGACCAGCGGCAAGGTCAACGACCAGTTCGATCGCTACGACATTCCTACCATCACGGCTAAGGTGCGCGAGCTTCGCGCTGCATATCTCAAGGCCAAGGCCGCAGCAGCGGCCAAATCGAAGAAGCCTGGGCCGCGCAAAGTCGCGCTCGGCGACCTGAAAGCTGCGCGTGCTGCAGCGCAGGCGGATAGTGCGGCGCGCGACGCTGCCGTGTCGAAAGTGGCCAAGATCCGCAAGCGGCTCGATGCGTACGAAGCGCGTTTGGACCAGCTGCAGCGCGAGCGTATCCCTGCGTTGATCGCCAATCTCGAAGCGATTCGCAAAGAGCGTAACGACCCCAAGACTTCGCCGGAGCGCCGCGCTGAGTTGCTGCCAAAGCTCCGCGAGATCAAGGCCGAGATCGAGCGTGGAGGTAAGAGCATCGTTCCCGGCAACGAGCGCGCACCAGCCGCGGGCAACTTCAAGGGAGGCATGACGCAGCTCGCGCGTGCCGAAGCGATGGCTGGTAAGCCGCTCAGCCCCAAGGGGCTCGTTGCAAAGGCGGAGGATAAGCCGAAGCCCAAGCGACTCGACAGCTCTGTGCTGCGCAGTTCGGGCGTGAAGTCTGACGCCGAGGTCAAAGCAAAAGCACGCGAAGCAAAATCGTTCGAAGCGCTGAGCGCAGAAGACGCAAAATTCGAGCGCGCCAAGGCACGTAAGAAAGCGGAAGTCGAAGCGGCCAAGCTCGCCAAGGCCAACGAAGCCGCTCGCAAGAAGCTGGCCGATGAAGTAGCCAGGAACGAAGCTGCGAAGCGCAAAGTCGATAGCGCGCCTTCGAAGGAAGAGACTGCACTCGACAAGGTCATGTCGCGCAAGCGCGCTGCTGCCGACAAGCCGCTGAAGCTCAAGCCCAAGGTCGCGGCGACTACGCAGCCTGTGAGCCCGGCTGTGCGTGCCGAGCAGAAAGCACGCGGCGCGCGTGAATCGGCCGAAGTAGAAGCAGCTTCGGACAACGCGGCGCGCATCAAGCGCGAGCAGGAAGCGGCACGCAAAGCCGCCGAGAAAGCAGCCGACGCCGATACGATCGAAGGTGCCAAGCCGAATCCGAAGCCGCCGAATCTCGGCCCGCTGCAGTCGATCGTCGACGCGATCACCAAGCTGCTCAACGTCGATCCGATCAAGCTGGTATTCGATCCGGCTGGTGGCAACACTTACCGCAACGGGACCATTACGCTCAATGGGGCTCGTCGCGGCGGTGCACTGATCCAGACGATCTATCACGAGATCGGCCACCACGTCGCGCGTACGAAGTTCAAGTCCGCCAGCGTCGAGACCAAGAAGGCGATCATCGCTGACTACAAGAAGTGGCGGAAGTCGCAGCGCGGCCAGAAGGACAACAATGCGATCCGCGCGTCACGTGCGCCGCACATGATCGCGAAGCTCGCACGCCAGATGGTGGGCGGAGCCAACACACCCAAGGGCCGCATCTACGCGCTCAAGGCCCACGAGTACCTGGCCGACCAGATCGCCCGCGCGCTGGTGGCCGACAAGAAGACTGGGCAGACGCTGGTCGAGAAGTTCTTCGGCGCGCTGGCCCGCGCACTCAAGGCTGCGTACAACAGCTTCAGTCCGAAGTACGCGCCGGCTCCCAGCGTGCAGCAGTGGGTCAACCAGCTCATGGCTGCGCAGCCGACGCAGGCCGCTACGCCGCAGGCTGCGAGCCTGGTGTCTATGCTCGACGCCGAAACGCGCGGGATCCTGGAGAAGGAGCTGACGCGCCGTTCGGTCGTCGACCAGCTGCGTGCGTCGGGCTTCGACATCGACACCTACGGCACGCGTCTCGAGAACGTGATCGAAGCCGCGGCGGCATTGTACAAGCTCGGCAAGCTCAAGCTCGGCAACGACACGCGCCCGCTGCGTGACTTCTTCGAACGCTGGGCGTGGAAGGTCCTGGGCTTCACCAGTACGGCTGACTACACCAAGCACGCGCTCGAAGCATTCAAGAACGGCGCGATGACCAAGGCCGGCTACAGCGTGCGGGCCGACTACGCCAAGACCGACTACCAGAAGGCCACGCTGCGTGCACTGCGCTTCGCGCAGGGTCCGTTGACCAAGCACGCGTCCGCGTTCCTCGTCGACATCGGCAACCGTATCCGCTCGCTCAACATCCCCGCCGCGCGTGAGCTGGTGGCGCAGTTCAACCTGCGTCCCGGCGAAGCTGGCGACCAGGACATGCGGAAGGCACGCGTGGCCAAGGGCGGCGAGTACAGCAACCGGCTCAGCGACATCGTGCGCGGTTGGAAAGAACCTGAGATCGAAGCGCTGCAGAAGGCGCTCACCACGCACACGCCGCCGACCGATCCGACGCTGCTCAAGGCGTACGACGAGATCAAGACGCTGCTCGGCGACATGTACAAGTACCTCGTCGAGTCCGGCGTCAAAGTACCCAAGCGCAAGGACTTCTACCCGGTGCGCATGGACTTCGAAGCTGTCGCCAAGGACGCGACCGAGTTCAAGGGCCTGATGGCCGAGATCATCGGATCGAGTCCTGCGGCCACGGATGAAGTGCGTCGCCGGCTGCGTGCGCCGGCCAACGCCACGGTCGAAGAAATGGCGCAGATGATGTTCACCAACGCGGTGTACAACCCCGAAGGTGGTGCGCACGAATACACGGCCGAAGACCGCACGCGTCCGTACTTCGAATCCATGAGAGGGCAGCTGTCGTCGTTCGTGTTCAAGTACGGCACGCAGGCGCACAAGGACAAGTTCGCGGAGTACGTGGACCCGAGCCTGCAGCGCACGATGGGCACCTACATCCGCCAGGCGGTGCGCCGCGCCGAGTTCGCCAAGCGCTTCGATGATGACGGCACTAAGCTCCAGAATCTGTTCGACAAGGCCAAGGCGCAGGGCGCGACCGACGTGGATCTCGCGCTCATGCGCGACTACGTGAACGTCGCACTGGGCACCCACGAGCGTCGGCTCAACCCGTTCATCTACCGCATGCTCAAGGTCGGTGACTACATCGCTGGCACGGACATGGCCAACACCAGCCCGGAGAAGATTCACGGCTACATGGCCGTCGTGGGCGCGTACAACAACATCCGCCTGCTGGGCCTGGCGGCGCTGTCGAGCTTTATCGATCCGGTCGGCGTGTACTCGCGCACGGGCAACTTCCGCGACACGTTCAAGGCGTATCGCCAGGCGCTGCGTGCGATGGCACGGAACGACCCCGATGGACTCGCGCACGCAGCCTACGCGATGGGCGTCATCGATCGCGATGTGATGAATGAAGCTACTGCGCACATGTACGGCGCGGCGGGCGAGATCGGCAGCTTGGCGCACAAAACCAACAGCGCGTTGTTCAAGTACAACGGGCTCGACCACATCACGCGGTTCACGCGCATCGCGGGGCTGGCTGCTGGCCACCTGTTCCTGCTGCGCCACTCGAACCCCGAGACGTCCAACCAGCACAGCGCGCGGTTCCTGCGTGACTTGGGCGTGAGCGCATCTGACATCCACGCGGATCCGAACAACCCGAACCGCGTCGAGATCAACGACAAGACTCAGGCTGCGCTGCTGCGTTTCGTGGAAGAAGCGGCGCTGCGTCCTGCGGGCGAAGTGAAGCCGTCGTGGCACTCGGATCCGAACTTCCAGCTCGTGAGCCAGTACCGCGGCTACCTGTACGCGTTCTACAACACGATCGTGGCCCGGATGATCAACGAGGCGAAGCACCATAACTTCGCCCCGCTCGCAGTGCCCGCGCTCGCTTACATCGGTGTGTCGGCGTTTGCCGAGATCATGCGCGAGGTCATCCAGCACGGCCCGGATGGCGACCCGCGGCGCGAAAAGTGGGGTGTGGCAGAATATGCCGCCAAGGGCTTCGATCGCAGTGGGCTGCTCTCGCCGCGCGCTGCGGTGTTGGCGGGCGCGAATGCAGACATGAGCATGGGATCGTCGCCGCTCAATTCGCTGCTCGGTCCTACCGGGCAGCAGCTGGCGAATATCATTGATACGGTGCAGGGCGAGCGCAGACTCGGTACGACGTTCGTAGACGCGACGCCACTGAGTTCAGTGCACGAAGACTGGTGGGACTAACAGGAGAGCGACATGGGTTCCTTGGCAAGCAAGATGAAGAATCGCGGGTACGACGTAGACCAGGCTGTAGACCATGCCCAGGGCCTGCGTCGTCCGATGCCCGGAGCACTCGGCGGCAGCGAGGTCGAGCGCGGAGCGCGTCGGCTCAAGATGTTCATGGACGAAGCGAAGCGTCCGCCCAACGCACGTGAGCGGCACCAGATGCTCGGGCCTGCGTTCAAGTACTCGGTTGGCTTGAAGCGGAAGTAGTTGGCAACCAAAGTAGCCCCCGTCCCCGCTAGAGCAGGCAAAAGAAAATGGCTTGGGTAAATCTGCTAACAGTAGGTCCGCCGTACACCTTTACGCTAAATAATGCCGATAGCAAGCTTGAAATTTCAAGCGGATATCTGCAAAACACGGGGTATCCTACCGAATCAGGTGTCGATTTTCGCGATGGCGAAGGTGATATCGGATATGAATCTGTATGGTATCCAGATGATCAGTCACTGACAATTACTGTGCCTACCGGCACACAAATTCGTGTGTCTGTTGCAGCGCACACTGAGAGCATTTCAGCAGGAAACGTCGAAATCAACTTAATCGGTAGTGCAAACGAAACATTAAACGATGTTTTTGCTGAGGATCCAGGTTGGATACTAGATCCTAGTGGCTCACCTGGATATGGAAATTCGAACGACGACACGAGTACGCCTATTGTACTTACAACGTCTGTGACATATCCATATGCACGACTGTTTGTTTCAAACTCTACATCTGCTGCAGGAACAGCGGCGTTTCGTCTTCTGGTCGAAGTCGATACGGGAGATTTCGACGAGTTCTGGACTGACGAGATCAACGCTACCGAGACCATTTAACGGTCGGCTGAAAGCGCCTGGCTTACACCTGCTCGTCGCAATGTTCGCAGTAGATAGCGTCTTGCAAGTCAGACAAAACCCACGCCTTGGCATTGTCGTCCCATATCGCGCTGGCGTCGCGAGTGATGTTGTGGCTACCGCACTTGGGGCAAAGCGGACGCTTTACCGGTAGTGGTGAATCGCCTACGACTTCAACTTCCTCGATCTCTATCCCTTGGTCGCTGGCATCGCTCCAGCACTCATCAATCTCGTCGGCCATGTTGGAGAACTTCACGCGCGCGGCTTGCTCGTCGGCGGCGTCGATTTCGATTTCGCCGTGGTAGTCCAACTTGCGCAAGTAGTAGATGCGAAAAGTAGGCATGGCTCAACCGTTGTCCGTCTGAACATTCTTGTTCAGCCATGCAACGAGTTCGTTCTTGGTCGTCGGAATGTCGACCGGTGTGATCGTTCCAGCCATCTTGAGCTTCTTCAGCCCAGTGTTGGCTTTCTTCGCGTTCACTTCCGACGTGAACCATTCGACGCGCATGCCGTGATCCGGATCACTCCACTCGAGACGGTAGAATTTCATCTGCAAAAGCTCCTTTTGTTCAAGCCGGTAAAAATTCAGCTCAGGCTTAAGGTTGTGTAGTTCGAACTGCTCTATCGCAAATTCGTCTACTGCTCCGAGGTAACAGTCTTCAGGCCATTCGCCGCTTGCCACTTTCTCTGCGTAGAGCTTGTTGAACAGTTCCGCGATGATGATCAACTTGTTGATCAGCTCGCGCGAGTCTTCGCACTTCACACGTAGCCACCCCGCGGTATACGCGACGTCGGCTAGCGTTTCCTGCTCTTGAAGGCTCATGCCTGATGCTCGGTTGCCAGAGTCGCGAAAACACGATCGACAAATCCGGGATCATGGCCAACGTCTTCGTAGTCCTCTATTACAGCATCCATAGCTATAAGTCCGTCCAAGTCGTCGACCATGACTTTGCTCACTGGGCCTTCATAATCCTTGTCCGTCCAAGTGACAAAGCGTACTTCGACGTTTGCAGTGTCTGAGTACACTTCGAGGAGCCCTTCTTCGCAGATTGTGACTACAATACGCGCGTTCATTTTTCCTCCAGCAATTCGCGAAGTGCTTTCGCAAAGTCGGCTTTGGTCCAACCAAGCCCCTCAAGTCGTACTTTCTCCATCCATGCGAGTTGCTTCTCGTTGCTTATGGGCGTGAGTGTTCCAGCCAATGCTGCAGTCACCGTGACGTGTACTCCGCCTGGTGGGCAGACCTGAAGCTTTCCTTTGCGCTTGATAACCTGGACCGCAGCGCTCCATGTATCCCAGTAGTACCATCCGGGTACGACCATCGCGCCATTGGTATCGAGCTTGGGCAATTTGCGCAACGCTGAAATCGCCATAGCTTTGCTCATTTGGTGTCTTCCACCTTCACGCCATCGATGTAAGTGTCGGGTCGATCGAAGTCCAACCCTTCACATTCCATGCAGTCAAAGCCGATGCGCTCGGCACCTTCGTAATAGGTAATCGAGACGCCGTAGTCGGCAGGCTGCACGACGCCATCAATGAGTTCCCATTCGGTGACTTCCTGCGCGTCGGTGATGCGGCAGACTTCGCGGATGCGCTCGCTGCCGCAGTGCGGGCAACGCCCGGTGACGGTTGGCATGGTCATTTTTCAACCGGGTTGTCGTTGTCGCGCTCGGCCTGGATCTGCGTGACGAATTCCTCATAGCGTCCGGGGCGGGCCAGCTTGGCCAGCACAAACGCATCGTCGAGGTCGTCCCAATTGATCGATCCGTCGCCGCCGTCGTTGCAGGCGTAGGCGAAAAGAATCTGATCGACAGCCAGAATCAATGCTTCGGTGTCCATGCTTACTCAGCCTTTGACGTTTTTCAATACGTTGAACACAGCATCAGCAGCCGAAGCATCGACGTCAGCAGCTTCGTTTTTCTCCGCTTCTTCGGCAGCTTCAACATGCTGTTTCACCGACTGAGTAACCTCCATGATGAGGTTCATGTCTTCGGCGTTGACAAAAAACGCCATCGATTTTTCGTCGTTGTCTGGATGGAATTTAACTTCAAAGCTGATTCGACGTTTCGTCAGTTCATTGAAGATCAGTCGAGCGACCGAAATATCTCCTGCAACTAGCATGGCATGCACCTGAGTGCCCATAGCTTCCTCGTAGTGGTTGTGTTGCATCAGGTAACGCTCGTATCGTCTTTCTTCTTGGTATGGATCGCGTACTCGCCCAGCGCCTGACCTGCGTTGATGCCCATGAACGTGATCGCCAGCACCTGAGAAAAGCTCAACCACTGATCGGCATTGAGCTTCCCCCAGGCAAAAAACAACGATGCCAGTGCAACTGGGCCGTAAAACGCGATGAACTTCTGCTCGGTCAAACGGCCCATGTCCATCAGCGACTCCTTGTCCGGAAGTGGAAGAAAAGCTTCACTAACACAGCGATCACGTCAGTGACGCTGAGCAGGAAGTACGCGAGGCGACGAAGTACGAACGCGATTCCATTCAAGCAGAGACTCCTACGTAGTTGACGATGTACTCAGCAGCTTCTTCGGTGGTGAACCAGTCGTATTCTTCAGTGGCAATACTGCCGACCCAGTTCACAGGTTGATCCGAATACGCCACTCGAATCTTGCCCTTCGCGTCCTTGTATCCGATGCCTACAAGACAGGCAATACCGTTCTTTGACGCTCGCTTCAACCAAGCGAGCTGTTTTGCACTGAGCAGCTTGCTCACGTCGATCGACACAGGCAGCTTCCGGAACTTGCAGAATTTGTACTCGCAGAATGCGTTGCCATGCACGCCCTCGTAGTACTGGTCGGGCGTGCCGGCGTATGTCATCGACGAACCCGTCAACGACTGATGATGCGGCCCTTCCTTTTTCTTCCACTGCCGATGAATGGCAGAGATCATAGCTCTCTCAGTCATGGGCGTAAAAAAGGGGCCTTACGGCCCCTTTCTCCTTTACGTACCACGTGGAAAATCAATCCGTGGCGGTCTTCATCGCCAGGATCTCGGCCTGCAGCTTCCCGATCTGGGCTACCGGAATCTTGGACGCGGCCCGGAATGCCTTCTCCGCCGTAGCCAAGGTCTCAGCCACTTCGTCGCGCACCTTCTGGTACACCTCACGAGCGGTGTCCAGATCGGCCTCGTACTGCTTCAGCTGACGCTTGAGCTCCGTCAGGGTACCCTTGGGCTTGCCCAGGCGTGGCTTCTTGGCAGAAGTACCGCCATCTGCGTTCGCTTCCGCTGCGAGAGTGTCTCCAGTGCCATTGGTGGCATGCTTGTTCTTGCTACCGGGCGGACGTCCGCGCTTACGCGGTTCGACCACAGGTGGGCCGATCGGATCGGGTGGCGTCCGAGGCTTTTCCACCACGGGCGGGCCGATCGGATCAGGCGCTGCAGTTGCCGCGGCAGGAGCCGCTGCCTTCCTCTTGCCGTACTTGATCACCGGACTCGGATCCGGTGCATCGTCGCCATCGTCAGCCGGAGGTGCCGGGGGAGCCAGGACTGAAGGCTTGGTCTTGGTGAAACGGTTTACGCTGGTTGCACTCATCTGTGGGTCTCTCTTCTGGCTTGGGGTTTAACGACGTGCCACGGGACGATTCGGCTTCGGGCGTTCGTTGATGCGCGAGACGTCCGGTTCCCTCGAGATCAACTCATATGCTTCCTCGCGCCGGTTCATCGCTTCAGCGTACAGTGGGAATGCCTCGGCTCCAGTGAACATGATGTTGGAGTACGTGGCGTTCTTGTTCACTTTGGCAGTGATGACTGCCTTGATCGGAGGACCGTTGAACGTCGCCTTGCAGAACGTCGCGATCTGATCGAAGCTCTTGAGACTGGTCGGCGGCACACTAATTGTGTACAGCGGATCGTTTTCAACGTCGAAATCTTCCGGTTCACCTACCAGCATCACTGCCAGTTCGCGCGTGTTCTTGCATGCCTTGCCCTGGCCACGCGAACCGAACTGGTTCCACGGGCAGAGTTTGCAGTTGTCATGCTGCCGGTCAGGGGACGATGCAGACGGAACCATCTCGCCCAGGTTCTTGCCGAACGCGAAGCAAACCGGTGGGGCCGGGTTGTTCGGGTCGTATGCGCCGACGTAGTACCGGTTGGCGCTCAGGAAGTCGATGACGACAATCTTGATCTCTGAACCGAGTGCCAGTCCTTCCGGAGTGACGAACTCACCGAGCTGGTTGTCGATCGTGATGCGCTTGGATTCAGAAGATCCGATCTGATTCGAAAGAGCGTTGGCTTCCTGTTCCAACTGCTTTTCGATGATGGACAGCTGCTGAGACTTGGTAGTAGCCATGCTTATCCTTTGCTGATGTTGAGACGTAACTTGTTGAACGGAACTACGCCGGGGATTTCGGTGCCTTTGCGCTTCTCTAGCTCTTCACGCCATGCAGTGACTGACACCCTTCGCTCGAACATGTGGTACGCCTTGTTGCGTGCGACCCACTTGTACAGAGCGTCCCAATCCTTCACCTGTGGGACTTCGGATTCGGCGAGAACGGCCTTGACGATGCCGTCGTTGACCACTGTAACGCCTTCTTCCTTCATCTTCAACAGGAGCATGTCTTTGATCGCATCGACTTCTTGCTGCGCTGCGTCATACGCCGCTTTCGCTGAAGACGCGATGCTTTCGGCTGCGACGTAGGAACGCAGCAGTGCGCCAGTGTTGGATGGCTCAAGTCGCTTTTTGGCTGTCATGCTGGCCTCTTGTTGTACTGCTGAAAAAATAACCCAACGATTTGGGCTACTTCGTCATTTGGATAGCCCATCAATGACAAAGAGTTCGCCAGGTTCATCGCTAAATGAGGCTTCGTGTGCGCATCTGCTACCGAGCTTGTGATCGATAGCAGAGCGTCCTCGATAGGCTCAAGTGTCGTCATCGAGCTTCCTCAAATGCGCAGCTGAGATTTTCATCTCGTCGACGCGAGGCTCTCTGTTTATCTTCCCGTCTTTGTATCCAGTTTCATACGCCCTAGCCAAAAGGGCGTTGATCAAAGCCACCAGCTTTAAGCCGTTAACTTTTATCGTAGAAGTGGGAGACCTTAGCTTTGCATGCAAGTGGAAGTCCTTTTGCCCACTCGGGCGCAGTGCTCATGACATCGACAACGATATCGTAGAGATCGTCCGAATGCACTCTTGGAGCACGCATGACAACCTCGTCGTGCGTAGTCATCACAAGCTTGGCGTAAGGTGCACGCTCGCAAATCAGGTTGATGTGGTACACGAGAACGCACCTGGCCAGTGCTTGCACCATGTTCTCTACAATCAGTCCTCCGTACAATTTCCTCCGCACCAGCTTCTTTCCGATCAGGGCTGCGTGGTGCATCTCGCCCTTGGAGCCACTGCTGTAGTCGACCTGAACGTCGTCGTACCGCACGTACGTCCCATCGGGCAGGAACATGAATCCGCTGCTCTTGAACTTGTCGAACGTCACGCCGCGCGGCATCTCGATTGCGCGTCCACTGGTGAACGCTTGTCGTGCCGCGTTTTCACTTGCGTGCCAATTGGCGACGATCATGGAGTTAGCTGCACGCCAAGCCATGACGAAGTATCGCGTCTCGTCGAGCGTTTGATTGATCGGTGGACCGAACTGCCCGATGTTGAACATGTAATTCACTTTCGGCGCACCAGCTCCGTACCCGCAGCCGAGTTCAAGAGTCTTGCCAACGAAACGCTCTTCGTCAGTGATCTTGTCACTAAGCTTGTTGTAGATTTTCGAAGCCTCACCTTTGTATACGTCGACGCCTGCAGCGTAGGCTTTAAGCTTGTCTTCTTGTCGTGACACCCAAGAGTTAAGGCGTCCTTCGATCTGCGACGCATCCGACACAACGAATACGCAGTCACGCGGTGCCCGTAATGCAACACGCAGCTCAGAACCAGGCTTTGGTGGCCGCGGCATGTTCTGCCAGTTGACCTCGTCGCCGCCCGTCCAGCGTAGCGTACGAGCTTTGGCATGGTTGTAGTAGATCGGCATAGGCATGCCGCTCTCGGTCAGTTCCAGCACCTTTTTGGCGCGTGACTCAGCCATGGCGCTCTTGACGCCGATGCGTGCTGCGACGACGTTGCGTACTTCCTCGTTGTCGTGCGACAGGAGTTTCTTGAACTCCAAGTCGTTCTTCGCTAGCGCCGGAATCAGCTTGTCGCCCTTGGCGTTGAGCTTCATCGGCACTTCGACGCCAAGCCCTTCGAGCAGCTCGACGATGTCGTCGTTCGACATGAGATTGACGCAGCTGTCGACTTTGGAGCGCAGATCCTCTTTGCGTGCGACCTCTTTCTCCAGACACGCTTCCACGATGCCGCGGTTCACGTAGACAGACGGTTCCGTGTACATCCTGATCGTCTTGTCGATGATCAGGAGCTCGCTTTCGGGCAGTGCTGCGATCAGATCTTTGGCGCACAGCGTCGTAGTGACGCCGTCGTCGCCACAATAGAGCATCAGAGCTTCAAGCTGATCTGGTGACAGCTCACGTATGCCTTTGACGTCGGTCAGTATCTGCGCACGAATCTTGGCTTCACGCCCAAGGCGTCCAGCCAGCGCTTGCAGTGAATGGCGCACGTCGGCGCCGTAGATCACGCGCGACATGCTAATAGTGTCGTACCAGAACCCAGGCACGATGCCATAGTGGTGACTCAAAATGAGCCCGTCGAACTGCGCGTGATGTGCGCAGATCGCTGTTTTTGGCCAATCGATTGTCTTGGCCCAGCGTACGAACTCGTTTTCAGTGAAGACTTCAGCACGCTCAGTTTCGAAGTCTGTCACGCTGACGCAATGAGTCTGAAACTCGACGCTGCGGACGTACTTCGTAGTCGAGATCTTCTGCAACGAATAATCGTTGTCGTAGTAGGTCTCGAAGTCGATGGTGTACTTTTTCATTGCTTAATCGCAACAATTTCGTAGGGCACTTCCTCGTCGAGGATCAGCCCAGCTCGCTCGTTGGGATGCTGCAGGCGGAAAGCGTCGTTGGCGACGTGCAGGTAGTTGTCTGCCACGTCGTCCGCGTGCTCGACGCACCAGGCGTCGATTTCGATCCAGGCGGCAATGCGATAGCGCGTCTTCATACCTGTTCCCATCTTTCTTCTTGCAATAGCAGATCAGCTGTTCGTGTAGACAGCAGCACAGGCATGTGCGCATCAAGTAGTGCATCTTCTTTCGGTGTAAGTCTTGAACGGGCTTCGGCTGCAAGCTCAGGATCAAGTTGCATTCTGTACTGTTTCTTGTCTTGCCACATAGTCACGATATATGCGTTGCGTACCTTTTGGAGCATCATGCCCTTCCCCTTTGCGCGGCGAGCTCAAGGAACAAGTCCATGCGCTCAGTTTTGTCCTCAAGCCGGTTGTACACGAGCTTCTCCACCGTGCCACTGGCTCGCACAAGCACTGTGTTGGTTACTTGGGTCTGCCCGCCGCGGTAGATGCGGTGAATCATCTGCTTGAGCAGATCAGCTTCGTAGATTGGGCTGGCTACGACGCACAACGTGCCTCGAGTTAGCGTCAGTCCATGCGCACCGGTCTTGGGATGCATCAGCAGAGTTTTGTATTCGCCGTTCTGAAATCGGCGCACGATTTCGGTGCGCATGGAGTCAGACGTGTTGCCATCCAGTACTGCGTAGCTATATCCACGGCTGTCAAACTCTTTCGACAGCAAATCGCGTTGGTGTTTCCAGTTGAAGAACACCACGCTATGGTCTGTCTCGTCGATCAAATCCGCGATTAGCGCGTAACGATGTTCGTCGATCACAGTGTACGAACCAGTGTCGGTGTACACAGCGCCAGAACATACCTGCAGCAACTTTGTGCGTAGTGCTGCGGCATGCACCGCAGTGATGGCAGTGTTGGATACGGCCAAAATGCATTCGGCTTCAAGCTGTTTGTAAACTTTGAGTGCAGTTTTGGTGAGCTCGAAGTCTTTGTAGTTACGATGGTTTGTTGGCACCTGGGTCATTACATCTTCGAACGCATGCCGTACAGTGATGTCGCGAAGCATGTAGTAGACGACGTCTTGGATCCCAGGCTTGTCGGTCCACTTAAGGTGTGCAGCCAGTGGTCCTACTTGCTCGGCAATCTGAGTACTGTTGCGGAATGCGACGAACCCAGTGCCAAGTCGCTTGCCATCGTCTAGCAGCAAGATCTGATGATGCAGCTCTGTCACGCTATTGGGGTTCGGCGTGCCGCTCATGCCATAGCGGTACTTGAACTGCTTGCGGATTTTGGCCACTGCTTTGCTTCGCGCCGAAGTGCGATGTTTGTAAGCAGTAATCTCATCGATGATCAGATGGTCAAAACCTTTAAGCAGGCTTGGATCTTTCGCTAGCGTTACCGCGGCGTCGATGTTGGTGATCACCACGTCTGCGCCAGAGCGAAACGCAGCTTCACGGTTCTTGGCATACGCAGTCACGTAGCTGAAAGGCAGCTTGTGATACTCGATGTCATTACCCCATGCCGACTGCATCAATGTTTTTGGGCACAGTACCAACGCACGACCAGGCGAAGTACGCCGTTCGTAGTTGGCCAGCTGTACGAGTGTCTTGCCTGTTCCAGGGTCTGACATGTCGTACAGCGTGCTGCCCATCTTGGACAGTGTTTCAGTCTGGTGTGGCCACAAGCTTCGTGCAGTCAATGCCAAGCTCCAAGAGTTGGTTTTTGAGCTCGTTCACTTTACGAGCGACCATGTACGCGACGTCAAGTGTGTCGATGCTGTGCACGTCATTGTCGATCTTGATACTACATAGCGACGACACTTGCGTCGGGCCGTTCAAAGTGTTTTGGATTCCTTTCCACTTTTCGTAGTTGCGCAGCACGTTGACGGCGACGTCATATCGACTAACTGGAATCGGTTCGTTCACGATAGTTTGTTCCTGATCACGGACTCTGCGTTTTTGAATACGCGCCAGTCTGACGCGCTCTTTGACATTGTAAATGTCATCTCTTTGTTTCCATGACTCACACGGTAGATGAAGTGTTTGCCGTTACGAAGCAGCGTGAACTTGTATCCTTGCCGCTCCATATGACGTATGAATTCGCGGATTTGTTTTAGCATCACACAGTCGCCACTGGGCATACGCCAGAATTCTTTTTGTTGTAGGCACACCACGCACAGGTGTATTTGTTTGGGCGTGGCTGGTGGATCTTGTCACCCATCATCCTTGCGACACGTGAGTCGAATGCTATGAGCTGACGCTCAAGTGCTCGTACATCGAGGTTATACGTCTGTACTGTGCCTTCTTTGTGGTACCAGATTTCAGTAGTGAATTCTGTGATCTCAGGACGTGCACGCCATTCTGCGATCGCATACAGCGCGCACTGCTCGTAATGCGTCACCTGTTTGCCGTAACTGGTACCTGACTTGTGGTCAATTACCAGTGACTCTGTGTCGCTGCGTACGACGACGTCGGGCTTAACCACTAGCCACCGGTTGTCGTCGTTATTGTCGACCAGACGCCAGTTCTCGTCGAATGAATACGTTTGCTCGCAAAACACGATCTCGGACGGTATCTCAAGCAAACCCTCCATCTCTTTCATGAGTTTGGTGTTTGTCCCTTCGAGCAGCGACAGATCGCGTTTCTTGGTCGCTTGCTCGTAGAGGTCATGCTTGCGTGTGCCGTCGTCGGCAGCGGCAGACTTAGCCTCCGGCACCCTATCAAGGTACTTGAACTTACGCTGTAGAGGGCATGTCTCGTAGCATTGCAGTTCCGAGAATGACCATTTCCTTCTCCGTGGAGTGTTCACTTCTTCCTCCTTGCCAGATCCACGACATTGTCGCCTACATCCGGTCCAAGGATCGCTTCGATCTGTTCTGCGATCACCTGGTTGTACACCCAATCAGGAGCTTTGCTACCGTGTACGATCTTGTTGGTACGTTTGCAACGTACTGAAGTACGCGTGTCACTGAGCAGTCCAAAGCGCTTGTACATGCGGCGCTGCTCAGCCGCGGATTCAGGGAAGCGGCGATCATCAGGGATCGCAACGCGGAACAGAGTGTACAGATCGTTGACTGTCAGTACGTTCAACGTGCCGTCGCGCATAGCGCGTAGCAGTGCGTCGTAGGGGGTTTTGAGAAGCCCTACGTTACCCTTCATCGGCAGATTGTTGTCGTACTCCGTCGGTCGTGCGTCGATGAAAAACTGCGTGTCTCCCTTTCGGATTGCGACTGCGACCTGTTCGATCAACGAATGAGTAGCTTCGCTGATCCTGGTCTTTTCTTCGCTGTCTTTCACAGTGCGCGCGGCTTCTTCGTCGCATGGCCATGTTCCAATCAGTTCAGAGAACGCCTTGAGCTCTTCTCTGCTCTCGAGAATCGCCCACTGATTCGGGGTGTAGATCAATCGTTGTGTCTGGAACGCACCGACATGGAAGCGACGATCAGAGTCGGAGATGACGACTGGTCGCGATTCGTTGGAGAAGAACAGGAAGTTGGACGACGACTTGATCTCGCGTTCGACTTTCCCTTTCTCGTTGATCACAACTGTTGGTTCAGTGATCCAGTTCTTGAGCTTCTGCATCAGCTCTTCGCTGTCGTGCGATTTGCTCAATGACGCTTCATCGAACACAACCAAGAGTTTGTTGTCGAGGAAGCTATTGAAGTTAGTCCCGGCCAGCGTGAAGTTCACCATTGTGGTGACAGTTTCCGAAAGCAAAGGACGCAGCACGTGATGGTAGAGTGCGCCTTTGCCTGTGCCTTCGATGCCATGTAGCACCCATGCAGTGCCGAGTTTCGTTTTGAGCCGGCACAGTGTCGCGAGCCAGTTGATGAACTGCCACATCACCTCTTTGTTTGATCCAACTGCGGAGAAGATTGTGTTGTAGATCACAGGGCAACGACGGTAAAAGTCCTGGAGCGTACTGTCTGGCATTGACGTATCCTCGGCACTGGAGTGCACGATCTTCATGTATTCGCTATCGGTGTACAAGTTGATCTGGTGATGACCAGGCTCGTACCGAATCGGATCGTGCACATCGAATGCAATGTCGATGTGCGGGAGGATTGAAGGTGGGATGCCGAACCCAGCGAGCCATGCTCCAGCTGCGTTCACGTTGCTTGGATCCACGCGCAGAACATTCGTCTCGCGGTTGTAGTGTCCAATATAGACCGTCGACTGTCTGTTAGTGGCGTAGAACGCCAAGATTTCAGTCGTCTCGTCGGTCTGGATCGGTGGCAGCGATCTAGTGGCTTTGATCAGCGTTTTGTAGAAGTCTGGTGCGACTTCTTTGGTCAAAAGGCAAGGCTCGTCCTTGAAGTTACGAATGAACTCGGGGCTCGACTTGCTAACGTAGTAGCCCATCGAATTCCCGCCGTTCATGTTGAAGTTGATGAATCCGTTGCCAGAGTCACGGAAGTCGTGCAGTCGAACAGGTTCAGCATTTGTAAGCACTTCGATCGGTCCAGTCGACGTCTTGAAGTGTCTGGTCTTGAACGCGATCTCTTCGAGGTTGGCTGCTTTACGCAGCTCTGCGACTTTGGCATCGACAGTAGAAAGGGGGATCGGAGAGAACGACGGAATAGAAAGAACAGGATGCTTACGCTTGATGTAGGCTACGGGATCTTTGATCGCGCTAGTGAAGCCTACGCAGCGAGGCGGCGCAATGTAAATGAGCTGTGAGTTCGAGCTCAGTGCGCGATCGATAGGGAAGTGCAGCCTGGTGTTGGACGGCGTCAAAGTGACGCTGTTGATCACTGGTTCCTGAAAGTTGAGCCAGGTCAACCATTCGCGAAGTTCATTCGACTCGATAGGCTTGTCGAGCATGAAGAACACATGTGCAGAGAGCTTTGTAGCATGCGGGTGATGACAGCTCGCAGAGAGCTGGCTCACAAAGCTCACATTGCGCATGTATGGCGGGAGCAGATTGTTGACCGCAGCTTCAACGCCCAAATGCGTTGGTGCGTAGTCAACCTTGTCGAAGTCAATGCACACCCACTCGTGTGGCGTTTCAAGTGTCTTGCTAGCGCGTGATTCGTGCTTCAGATCGACGACCAAGTTGCCCTTGAGCAGGCACGCAGCGCGTGCTGCCTGCTCACGAATCGCGACAGCCATGTCGTGCAGATGAGCCACTTCGACTTCGGTCGAAGTGACTTTGTTCACAAGAGGGTAGGGGTTGACACTGTACGTCTTCGAGCGTGTGTTGAAGACGATAGTCTTCGTCAAGGGCACACGCCCGCTGAGGAATGTCAGTTTCACATTAGCTCCTGCCGCTCAGGAGAAGATGCCCCCGCCATGCCCACGATGAAACACGGCGGGGGCGGTCCTGCAGCCACGTAGGGGAGCNNACGTAGGGGAGTAGGTGGATGCAGGGCAGGCATAGCCTTGGAGCGGCTCCAGGGCCAAAGACTGCGCGCCATCGTTCATGAGGCGATGGCACCCATTTCGAAGCTACAACGAACGATCTACACGGTCAAGTGTTGACGCAACCAGCTGGATTCGAACCAGCGACCGACGGTGTTAGAAGCCGCTGCTCTGCCAGGCTGAGCTATGGTTGCGTGATTGTCACGCTGCGATGCGGAACGGCACCTGGTCCTTCGGGCCGTACTTCTTCAGCATCTTGTTGATCGCGTCCCAGTCGGGTTCGGTCTTCGCACCGTGCTCGATCTGCTCGATCGTACGACCTTTGAGCAAGCCATATGCGATATGAGTATCGCGGGCTGTCTTGCGGACGATGCCGACACGGTGAAGGTGCAGTTCATTACGAAGCTGCCCCCAACTACGGCGTTCTTCCTTGCGAATGATCCGAGCTTCTTCTGCGAGTGCTTTGAGCTTCACACGAAGCATCTCGCGGCGATCGACGACAGTACTACGGTCATGTGCGTACATGGTGTGTCCTTGGTTGAGTGAATGAATTCACAACAGGCACAGCATGTACGTGTGTTAAGAAGTGTTCTAGGTCATTTGCCTCTCCTTTCCGGTGCACGCGGTGTTGGTTTGCACTGCCCTACGATGCGCTCACGATCGATGACGCGCATGTCTTGGAACACACGCTCGTAGACCGTGGCGTCGTTCTGAATGCTAACGTACCACTTGGCAGGACGGATTTCACGCACCTTCTTGGTCGCAGGATCACGGACCAAGAGTGAGAGCTTCGGATCGAGATCAGTCATCGTCCCGTGCCCGCACGATCAGGTCGTTCAACGAATCGATCGCAGATTCAGCGTAGTTGATGATGCTGTCCATGTCGTGATTGCATTGCACGCTATCGCCCTCTGAATGCATTTTGATCCAGTCATCGACTGTGTATTCTTCGGCGATCCATTCGACGATTGTTGACTCGTCGGCGAGTCGTTTGACGAGAGGATGATCACTGTTGTGTGCATGACAATCAACGATAGCGTCTACAGCAATGTCGCTATCGATCTCAGTCGCGATGGACACAGCTTTGTACACGTAAGGGCCATCGTCTAAAAGACCTGGAAGAAGTCCTTCGAGCACTAGTATATGGTCGAGTTCTGCTGCTAGTGCTGCGAACAGTGCAACGCGAAACGCGGGATCTTCTTTCGCGCGGGCAGCAATTTCGTCAACAGTTGGAACTGCGTGGTGCTCAGCCTGTGCGTTCCACTCTTCAAAGCTAAGAGACGGTGTATTCATCAGAGCAATCCTCTCGATGCCATTGAAATTGGTTCGTCATCGCCGATTACAAAATGGTCAAGCAGGCGCACGTCCACCAGGGCCAGCGCGTCGGCCAGCCGGCGCGTGATCGCGATGTCCGCGGCGCTAGGCTCGGCGACGCCGGAAGGATGATTGTGGGCTACGATCACAGCTGCAGCGTTGTGCGCCAACGCGCGGCGCACGATCTCGCGCGGGTGCACGCTGGCGCCGTCGATGGTGCCGCGGAACACGATCTCTGACGAAAGTACTCGATGTCGGCCGTCCAGATACACTACAGCGAACACTTCGCTCGGCTCTGTACTGAGCCAAGTTTTCAAGTACGCTTTGCCTGCGTTTGGATCGGTCACTGAGGCAGAATCGCGAACCCATTGCTCGCCGAGAATATTGGTTGCCAGACCAATAATCTCGTTTGCAGTGTAACCGTCTTTCGGACTTTTGTACTTACGATCAAGCTTCGAGCGTCTGGTTCTGATCGTCATCGGACATCATCTTAGCAATCATTTTGCGTACTTCGGGATCGTTGCGAATTTCTTCGAACATCTTTTTCATATCGCCACCCATCGTCGCGCGAATGTAGTTCTTGATTGCGATCTCGTACAGCATATACCAGACGACGTCTGGCATATTGCTGCGGTATTTGCTGAGGATGCCTAAGATAGTGAACACGTCGCTCATACCGTCGTTCGGAATGGCGTCGTGGCCAGGGATCAGCATCAAGCGAATGCTGTCACCGGTGACTCGGCTTTGCAGTTCAGAAGGGATGTTGTGTGACCGACGTTCTACTGCGATGTCATCTGCGGTGTCATCGTTCGTTGCGTTATCCGTATTTGGTAACGGAAACAAGTCGCACATCATCTGTGCTGCCTTGCACAGAGTGATGAATCTTGACTTGTTGGAAGAAATCCCTTTCAGGATCTCATTGACCATCATTATCGTTGCGTTTGTGTTGCGCTTATCCATTTTGGATCCCCATAAAAAGTCACCAGCCCTGAAGGGCTGGTGACATATTGGTACAACAGGTGCTCAGTTGATCAGCTGACGCGCGCCAGGATCCGCTCGACGTTCCGATCGATCTCCAGACCACCGATCGCTCCCTGGACCATCTTCTCCAGAGCGCTCGACAGCTCGTCAGCTGCCGTACGCTCTTCGCGCGGACGGTTCAGCAAATTGAGCTGCATCTTCATCGTGCGAGCCGCTTCGATCAACGCGTCTTCCGTCAGCTCGTTCACGACTTCGCCAGGAGCAGCCAGCTTGATCTGAGCGAGCTTCGCACGCTTGACGACCTCCGCCACGACGGCCGGAATGGTGCCAGCGAGTTCGACGCCGACACGATGCAGCGTCGTCGAAGCCGGGATCGTGCTGCCGCCGTACACCCGAATGAGACGTTCGATGCCCTTGGCGTCCGGTGCGGTGACTTCGATCACTGCATCGAGACGACCAGGACGCAGCATCGCGGGGGTCACCGCGTTCAGATCGTTGGTGGTCAGGACGACGATCACGTTGCTCGACTTGGAGTCGATGCCATCGATGATGTTCAACACGTCGTCCACAGCCACGGTGCGTTCCCCTGAGAGGACACGATCGATGTCCTCACAGAAGATCACACACGCCGGCGACTGGTACTGCTTGGAGAAGGCCACGGCATCAGCCAGCTCATCGGCCCGCGGCACGTAGATGTACGTGACGCCCGACTGCACAGCGAGCTTCGAAGCCACCTTGGCCGCGAGAGTCTTGCCGGTGCCGTACGTTCCACCGAGCAGCACGCCCCGCTTGACGGGGACCTTGTTACGCAGGCAGTCGCCGACGCGGGTGATGGGGGTGAACAGGTTCGTCTGGATTGCCGCTTCGACATCGGGCGGGTAGACCAGAAGCGACTCGTCCACATCATCGGTGTTGAGGAACGACGGTTCGGGCATCTCGAGCAGATCGCCGCTGTCGTTGCGGAACCGCAGTTTGAACGCCTTGCCGCGGTACAGCGAGTTGGTGGCCAGCTCCTGGCGAACCCGGTTGAAGATGTTCTGGACCGCTGCTTCGTCCTTGCGCTTGACCTGGGAATTCAGTGCGAAGCACAGTCGACCGTGCTGCTTGTCGACGCCGCAGCTGATGAAGCCCTTGATCCCAGGCAGCTCGAACTTGCCCCACGGCACCTGCTTGTGCGTCTGGTACCCCACTTCCACGGTGATCATGGCGGGCGGAGTCGAGCCCCACAGTCCGGTGCTGACGGCCGGCGCCCAGCCATAGATGTCGGTGAGGACCTTGGCCAGGGCGTTCGCGCCGTCCCACGGGAACACGTCGAACGTGTCCTTCAGGGAAACGATCTGATCTTCGTACTTCATCCGGCGTTCGAGCAGATCGATCGCTTCCGGGTATTCCATCGCTTCGGGAACGATCAGCTTGTCGCCGATCTTCACGACGTCGGTGACGACGACCCGCTTGTTGGGATCGCCCTTCTCGAGGGTGTTGCTCATGTTGTGCAGTCTCCGTTGTTCGGCCAAAGAAACCACCTGCGACAGGCCGAATGTCAGCAGATGGGTGTGAATTAAGAATTGTCTTCTAATACCACCAGCGCCACGCGCTTGCCGCCCCATTCATTCGGCAGCGGCTCGTATGCGAGCCACGTCGGCCCCTTCCATGCCGTAGGCGTGATTTTGGCGCGAGTCGTCGGTGCCCTCTCCACCCTCAACCCCAGCCGAGCGAGGCGGCAGAGTTCGACTAGCGTGCGCGGCCATTGTGAGCACTCATCGACGAGCGAACAT